GCCGGGTACACCAGCAGCACCGGACATTCCAGGCAAGCCGGGTACACCAGCAGCACCGGACATTCCAGGCAAGCCGGGTACACCAGCAGCACCGGACATTCCAGGCAAGCCGGGTACACCAGCAGCACCGGACATTCCAGGCAAGCCGGGTACACCAGCAGCAAGCGCCCCGGTACCAGCTGTAATGCCTTGCCGCATACGGTCAGCTTCTTTGGCTGTTAGCACCATTTCGCCTTTATGGAGTTCGGATATATACCCGTCGTATGGTACGTAGCTTAGGCCGTTTTTATTGCTACCATCAATACCTAAGTCCATACTTCGGGCCGCTTTCATACCGTCGGCGCTGGTATTGCTTGACGTGTCTAGTTCCATTCTGGCTATTAGCGGGGTATCCCCGAAGCCTGGTACTAACTGTATTTTACTGATAAGCCAATTTAATTTGTCTATAGCGAAATTTACACCAGAAGCAAAATAATTTTTAATTGATACCCACAAGTCAGCGGCACCTTGTTTTACCGTATCCCAATTTTGGTATAGCAAGATACCCGCACCGATTAGTAGCCCGATGGCTGTAACGATTAGGCCCGCTGGATTTGCACTCATAGCCGCGTTCCATGCCCATTGTGCTGCTGTAGATATACGGGTAGCTAATGCTACGGCTTTCTGGTACCCTATGAAAATTCCCCAGGCAATAGCTATACCTTCGATTAGTGGCTTGATGGTACTCCAGTTATCGTTAAAGAAACTAGCGATATTTAGCACCCAGCCACCTACAGTGGTAAGGGAATCTATTACACCTGGTAGTGCATTAGTTCGTAGCCAATCCAGTACTTCTGAGGAAGTAGTCCATAAATCCGTAAATACCTTTTGAATTAGTTGTCCTACGGCATCTATCTGCGGCTTATGGGTATTGTAAAATACTATAAGCTTACCGCTTATCATATCTACATTATCCTTAGCTACTTGAAACGATGAAGAAAATACCCCGCCTACAAGCTTACCGAAGTACGCCACTTCGTTAGCGGCTGCGTCAATAGCCCCGCTTCCCTGCAGCTTATTCATCCAGTCCAGGCTGCTGCTTAAGCCAGACTTTAGCGCGTCGAATATTGGCTTTCCTAAAGTCCTTCCGGCGCTACTTACGAAGTCCTGTACGTTCGACATCATGCCTTTAAACGTTTTACTTTGTAAGTCCATACCGCCCTTATACCGCTTTTCCATTAAGCTAAACAGGGCTGCGTTAAATGCTTTCTGGTCGGTTATTTGTCCCTGGTTATTTATGGGGTTAGAACCCAGCATTTTAGCTTGTTGCTGTATCATGCCTTTCGTGATACCGAATTCTTTAAGCCGTTCTACTTCTCCGGTCTGCGCGTCGGCTACGGCTTCTACAGCCTGCATAAGGTCTTTACCCATTACGCTAGCCATGTCGCCTACAATGCCTAATGTCTTTTGTGCATTAAGTCCGTAAGCGCTCATACGTGTAGTGGCTTCAACAATTTGCGGTATTTCAAATGGCGTTGACGCGGCGAACTTATTAGCCCAGGCCAGCGTTTCTACCGCCTTTTCCTGGCTGCCCATGACTATAGCTAGGGTATTCTGGTACGTTTCCATATCAGCGTTACCCTTTACCAGCCAGTCGAAGCTTGCCTTTATTGCCATACTACCAGCTACTGCGGTTAGGGCGCCTTTAAGACTAAACAAACTTTCCCGAAAACTACGGGAAGCCCTTTCCGCAGTATTAATACGCGGCGTAAATGCGTCATTTAGAATTATTTGAGCGCCCATAGTGAAAAGGTTAGACATGCGTTACCCCCTTTCTTACCGCTGTTTAGCAGCCTTTTTATTCGCTTTTATTTCTTCTAGGGTAGCCTGGTAAACAAATTCACGTTCTAGCGCTGGTAGGTTGTATATGACGCCGGGTAAAATCCGTTTTTCGCGCCATATGTAGGCTATTAGTCGGGCTTCGGCGCTAGACTTAAGGAGTTTTTTACGGCGGCTTCATTCGCTTTCTGCGCTTGTTTACCAAAGCCGCTTAAGTTCTGTACAGCTACTGCGAAGTTCACAATTTCCCCAGGATTTAGCAGTGCAGCTGTAGCCTGATCGCCCGTCGTTAATTTCAGCTTTTCCAGTAATCGTTTATCCTGGAATGTAAAAGTACTACGGTCGTCTTTATTTACGGCGGCCTGGATAACCCTAAGCATAAGCTTATCGTCGTCTACTTCGGGCTGCATACCTCCGGTTCCATCCGGTACAAATTTAACGCAATCCTTTTTAGCCTGCTTATATTCCGCATGCTCTAAAGCTGTAAACGGTATTAAGCCTAATGTAGCCGAAGTAAATTCACTTTTTTTCAGTTCGGTAAGTTCGGCGGCGTCTTTTCCCAGTACATCTTCCAGCGTAATAAATTTGGACATCGTTTTTACCCCCTACATAAAATTAGGGCCAGCCCTACGGCCAGCCCTTTCTAGTTACGCGTCGATAGTATCAAGGTATCGGTAGTCGTCAAACGTGTAGTCTAGGTCTACCTCTACCAGTTCGCCTAACGTGAAGCCCATCAGCGGTATTGTGTCAAAGCTTACGCCGATTAACAATACCCCTTCTTCTCCCTTAGCCGTGGGGTCTGCCAGTTTCCCTACGTAGTTGTACTTAGCGGTCGGGCTTTCCGCTATTTTCTTCTGTAGCCTGGTATCAATTTTAAGCATCTTAACGCTGCCTTTACCGCTGCCCCCCATTACTTTATGCCCGGACATGAATTTTCCAGCTTGCTTAATCTCTTCCTTGGCTAGCTCTACGCTAGCTTCGAACTCCTGGGTACTTTGCATTTGCTGGCCGTTCTCATCGTAAACAAATCCGTACAGCCCGTTAATAGCTTCGTTAGCTTCGAAGTTTGCCATTAGTTCCTATACCCCCTTTTTACTTTAGAAGTTTACGTTAATTTTCTGGTAGATACGTTCCATCGAATCTACCGGGGTAATGTCAGCGTAGAAAAACGCTTCGTCAATCTTAGGGCTAAATACGGCGGTCTTCCCGTGGTATTCCGGGTCTGGTCGGTAGAAAAAGCCGTCTTGGATAACTTCCATAGCGGCCAAAGGACGCAGGTAGCTGTTTTCGACAGTGGCCGCGTAAGTTTCCCTAGCCTCCTGGGTATTACTTTTTGACTTCTTGTACGTATTTCCGAAGGCTTCCAGGTCTTTACTGATAGCATCCAGCGCGTTATTTATGCGAATTTTTCCGAATTCCGCGCTTTCATCAGCAGGCGGCGCCGTAAGAGTATTTACGCCTTCGTCGATTTCCACGAAATCGCCAGCCGCCACAAATACCAGCGTGCCTTTTTCTTTAGCTGTAATACGCTGTCCTGGCTTAAGCTTTTTGTTTAAGGCGGTATATGGTACCGTTTCGTCGGTTACCGTACGATTAAGGGCGATAGACGCTACACGGGCAGCTATAAAGATAGCCATTTCAGCGGCAGTATAGCCGTCGCAGCCGTTCCCTACGTTAACTATTCCCCTATGATTAAAGGATACAGACTTAGCATTAGCGGCAGCGCCGCCGTCCGTATCCCAGGCAGCCGGGCCGCCGTTTACGAAGGTTATATACAGGCCTTCTGTTCTTACCCGCCGTAGCCAGTCAGTAACGACGGTTATAATAGCGTCTTCGCTTACGCCGTCTAGTGAAAAGCTATTAGCCGTTCCGTCTGCTTCCAGCTCGTCTAAGAACGCGCTGTACTGGGTTACTGTAACCACGGAACCGTTATTACCGCCTGCGAAGGCTACGCCCGCGCTATTAACTGGTAAGGTAGCTCCTGCACTGGTTACCCTTACGTAGTCGCTTACGTTAAGCTTAGCGGCTAAATCCGCGTTTGTGGCTGCGGTTACACTAACCAGTTTTACGCCACCTTCTACAATGTCAATAGTTTTCCCACCGGTTACCGCGTCGTCCTTAACTACGGCACTAAAGGCCCTGGCCGAAGGATACAAGGTTTCCAGCTGCAGAGAATCTACTCCCAGACTACATGTGCCTTTTACCTGCCCTGTAGCCATTCGGTAGGCCAGTAGTTTTTGTGGCGAACCTTTGTACGCGTGCTTATAAATCTTAGCCGCCGTAAGCGCTGTTTTGTCAGCATTGTACAAGTCTCTAAATTCCCCGCCTTGTGCTATGGGTGTTAAGACGTTAACAGGCCCCCAGTCTGACGTAAACGGGTAGGCTATCGTTCCCCTGGTTCCCATGGATACACTTGATACCGCCGCTAAGATAAGCGTGTATACGCCGCTTAATGGCTTACTGCTGCCTTCGATATACGTACCAGCCATGCTTAGATACCTCCTTCGTTATTTACTGGTTTAGCCTGGAACGCTTTGAGCTTTTCCTTAGCCTGGTCGATAGTCAGGCTATCAGTAACGCCATAAAGTGCCCCGGCCATTACCTCCGGCATTACGCCGAATACCGCAGGCCCTGCGTTTTTTAGGGCTTGCGGCTCGAATACCGGAATAATTTCTTTTTCCTTTTTCTCTGCCATGGAGATTTACCCCCTTGTTAAATTGTCGTACTTTGGCTAGTAGCTAAGGCTGTTATTTTCGTAGTCACCGTCGTAGCTGGCGGCGGTTCTGCTGGCCTTACCCTGCCGTACGTTACTTCGTACTTAATGCTAAAGGGCACGTCTAAACTGGAAATAGCTTGACCTTGGTTATCCGTAAAGTCAAGCTCTACGGCTTTTAAGTTAGCCGCTACTGTACCGTCAGCCGCGTAGACAGGCAATACACCTACCTTTTCTTCCAAGTCGCCTAGTAAGGCTTCCTGGTAGGTTAAAAGCTGGTCTAAGCTATTAACGTATAGCCTTCCGTACTGAGTAACCCTATTTACATACTGGTAACGGCTTAGATTTCGGTTCTTGCTTCGGCTGGGCGTTTCCCATAGGATAACTGGCCGCGCTACCTTTGGCTGGGCATCCGATAGACGTACGGAATTAAGCCCGGCTACTGACTTTACCCAGCGCTGCAATGCTTCCAGCTCTTTTTCATACGCCATCAAATACCCTCCAATTCACGCCATAAGCGCCGTAGTTCGTAGTTTATAATCCTTGGCATATCGTCTTCCAGGTATTCCAGGGACTTTTCGAACATGTGGGCGCCCTCGACAGTTTTACCCGTTAGTACCATGCCGCCGTCGAAGCCTGGCTGGTAGTGGAATGTCCCGCTACGCCATTCGCCCGGCACAAATTGCCCAGCTTTCTGCGTAAATCCATTGTTTACCCATTCCGCATACGGTACGTTCGTTCCTACCAGGGCCTTAGATACCTTAGCGCCTACCGTAACATTGAATACATTATTTTGACCGCCCATGGACATGCTATTTTGTAAGCGCCCGGAACGCCTGGGGGTTAAATCATGCAGGTATTCAAGTTCCCTAAGCCCTCCAGTACGTAGTATCCGGTCTTTCATTCGGTCTACGTCGCCTTTCTCCAGGTTCTTAAGCCAGGTTTCCCAGCGTCTAAAGTTAGCGTCTAACCTAATAGTTGTACTGCTCATAAGAAGCGTACGCCCCTGTTATTATCCGGCTTAAGCAAACGGTCGTACTGCATTGTGTACGGTATAAGCATTGTCTTAACCGTATCCAGTGGGTCGGGTCGCTTTACCTGGTAATATCCGGCGGGCGCTGCTTCGGTAATGTTCCCGGTTACCGCGTCTACTTTAGCACTTTCCCCCTGGGCCATTATTTCGAAAGCCATAGCTACCGCCGTTTTAAGGCCGTCGTCTATGTAAGCTTCCGGTAGCGGGCCGCCTACGATACCCTGGGCGAAGCTATTAGCCCGCATAAGGTACGTGTTTATGTCCGTAGTTTCCATAACCGCAGCTTTCGGGTAGTACGTACTGGTCAATTCCACCGCTGTAAGATACATAAGCTAGCCCCCTTACTTTAACAGGGCGGCTGCCTTACCCTGTTCGATTGCCGCCGTAATAATTTCGGCCTTCTTTGCATCGTACTTAAATTCTACGCCGATAAGTTTAGCAGCTTCGGCTAATTCGTCACGTTTGTACTGGTCTTCTATGGCCTTAGCCAAAAGCGCTACGTCCTCTTCCTGCCCTTTTTGGCCTTCGTCAGGTAAATTACTACCGCCTTCGCTTTTTAACTCATTTACGGCGTCTTTTTGTGGCTGTTCGCTAGTAAATTCGGCCAGTCCTGCAGCTACTAAAGACTTAGCGCTACGTTCCGGTAGTACTATGCCTTCCCCAGCTACTGCATTTCGTCCCTGGTAGGTTACTGAACCTTTTAGAATTACAAACATCATTCGTTGATACCCCCACGTAATTAACTAAGGGCTGCCGTTAGCAGCCCCCGTAATTTTTAAAACTTAGGATTAAAGCATTACTGTACAGGGCATAATAAGTTTAGGATCGTTAATTTTCGGGAAGCTGGAAGCTACTACTTCTACGATTTCCCGCTTAGGCCGTTCCTGGGTAAAGCTCCGGGCGAATAATCCAGGGTTCATTTCGTTTTCAATGGTCGGGCCTAGTACCTGGATACCGATTTCCCGGCCCCGCTTAAGAAATACGCCTTTCTTGTCACTAAGTAAGCGCTGGGATACACGGGTACCGTTATTGTTTACGTCGCGGTAGGTTACCACGGTATCGAAAGCGCGTACCCTAGCCATTTGACGGCCCGTAAGGAAGGCGTTAAGTTCTTCCAGGGTTACCAGCTTGTCTGATAAGCCCGTAATGCCCTTTCTTACTCCGGCGTCGTTCATAATGGCCCGAATAACCGCAATACTAGCTACGAAGTCGTCTGGTGCCATGCCGTTAAGGTCTACGTAGGCCTGGTTCCATGCTTCCAAATCCAGCAGAATAGTAGGGTTAGCGTCGTCCCATTTGACAGCTGCGGTTTTCTTATTACCAGCTGGTACGCCAAAGTCTACGCCTAACATAATCCCGTCTTTAGCGTAAGTAAGGGCACCTTCGCCAAGTGCCTGCCAGCGCATCCACTCGATACGGGCGTCAATGTTAGTCTTTACCGTAGCGGTCTTACCAAGCAGCTGCTTTTCTGCGATAAGGCGACGCTGGGCGTTACCCTTATCAAGAAGGGCACCTAGCTCCTTTTTGTCTACGATATAGGACTGTCCAATATCGACAATCTTACCGGATACCGTACTCATGGGGTCGCGGTCAGTTAGCGGAAGTTCTGCCCCATTGTCTACGATATTAGCCATGTCAGCTTGTCGCGTAATTACGGTTTCGTGCCACTCCATTTCGTAAGAGTCTTCGGCTGGTAGGTAGTCGCCGCCAATATACGTAGCGGGTACTGGAATTTCCTTGATTGTCTCAGTTAAAAGCGGGTTGTCGAAGAATTGGCTGTATTGCGCAAGTCCGGCCATGTCTTTTATACCTCCTGTTATTTAATTTTAGATAAAGCGTACGCTGCCAGCGAAGGCCGCCTTAAACGCGGCGGTAAGTCCGATACACATACCGGAATATACGGCGCCGTGTACCATGCCCTGACCGAATGTTACGTCAGGGTTAGCCCCCGCGTCGTCGGGTACAAACTTAATGGATTCGTCCAAAACTACCGGGTTAGATTTCCCAACTGGAAAAGCTCCGTTACCGCTGTCCGTAACGCCACTGGCTACGCCTAACGCACCTTCTACGGTCGCCTGATCGCCGACTACGCCCCAGGTACCCGTAAAGGTAATAGTTTGGCCGCTGCCCATGTCTTCGGTAGCAACGCGTAGCTTATTCGCGCTTAACGCTACACTGGCTACGTCGTCCAAGATCCCGCCATGAATGTTAGCGGCAGCTTTTACAGCGGCTATAATTGCAGCGGTACCGCCTGCGGCCATAAGTGCGGCTAGCGGGGTATTAGCTATAACATAGTCCATGCCGTTTACCGTGAATTTTACGGAAGTTCCGGCGTTAATTCCGTTTAAGTCGGCTGGGGTTACGTTTACGGCTCCGATAATCACAGCAGGGGCAGCTGCCCCGTCTGCATACTTCTCGTATTTTCCGGTTACGTCGTCTTTTACCAGGCATTGGCCTTCTAGTATAAGCTCACTTACAGCAAACTTACTGCCGTCTAAGGTAGCGCCGCCTGTAATGTAGGCGTAGTGTGCGCTGGCCTTAATCTCCCGCGCTCCGGTTACGCTAGTCGTTCGAAGTGTTACGTCGTTGTTATAAAAAGACATTTTTTGTTACCTCCCGTTTTAATTTTACTTTTTAGGGGCATACCCCATAAGTGCTAGGGCTTCGGCTTTCTTCTTCTCCAGATCGGTAGTTCCACCAGCTGGAGGAGTACCACCACCAGGCGGTTTACCTCCAAAGCCACCGCCAGCAGCGCCTGCCCCGGCACCTGCTGGGTCTTGAAACAGGTTAGGTTCCGCTTTGACTAGCCGCCCTATGGCTTTTTCGACGCTGCCCGGTATAAGTTCCCCGGTTAGGTCGTCGTATTCTACCTGGGCGCCGTAGTCTTCCTTAAGCGCTCGTACTACCTGGGCTGGGTTATGCGGGTTAAACTTGCCCGCTACACGAAGTACCGCGTTTTCCAGCGTTAGGCGTTTGGTATCTCCAGCTACTGCTTCGTACTTCGCGGCTGTTTTACGCAGTTCGATTATCTCCTGTTCGGTAGCTGTAGGCGGCTTCTGGTCGGTTCCAGCCTTTGCTAGTTCCGCTACCTTTGGCAGCAGCCCCTTATTATCGACGTCTACGGTTACCCCAGCGTCTTTAAGGGCTTTACGAACTAATCCCAGGGCCTTACGTGTTACCATACCGTCTACGTCTTCCTGTGTGTAGATTGCGGCGCCGTCCTTTGTCGGGTCGAAGTCCTTAGCCCCGTCTAAGTCTTCCTGGGTAATCGTTTTACTATCCAGTAGTTCCTGTAACGCCGCTAGGTAGGCTTCCTTCGTGAGTTTTCCAGCCTTGTACTGTGCTTGTAGTTGCTTTATGGTCATGTCCTAACCCCTTTCCCGGTTGTTTGATACCGGAAAACATAATTACGGGTTTACGTTACCCGCTAAACGTAAAAAGGGCTTCTACGATAGCCCTTAAACGCTCGTTTATAAGTACCCAGTCCGGCCCCCGTTCCTTCCTGGGGTTACTTAACTAAAGAATAGCGGCCACTTTCTTAAGCGTGTCCTTAGCTCGGTCACCAGAAAGCCATACTTCACCAGGTAACTTTAATTCTGGCCCGCCAATATTGATAATCTTTTTAGATTTCTTAGCGTCAGCATGTACCCCGGTTCCACCATTCCGGCAAAACATAGCGCAGCCCCCGTATTCATTAGCCACTATCAACGCTTCAGAATAGTCAGCGGGTGTGAAATAAACTACCACTACTTCGGGCATAAATTCTGCCTCCTTTTTGTACGCTACCCCCAAATGTTCATAGATACCGTTAGCATATGCTTCGGCCAATGCTTGCCTAAACGTGGGACTCCCCAAAAGGGCGGCATTAGCCTGATTACTTATAAACCCATTTTCGAATAACACGGCTGGGGCATCGGTTACGCTGGGCCAACCTGGAACGCCACCCGCGCCCCGTAAAATCATAAACTTAGCGGTTTCTATGCCATGACTAGGCCAGCCAGACACAGCTTCCAACTTCGGTAGTATCTTACTAGCCGCCTTTTCAGCATTACCGCCTTTCGCCCATATGTGAGCGCTTAACCAATTAGCCGATAGGTTTACGTCCGACGAATTTACATGTACAGATACTAATAAATTAGCTTTAGCCGCGTTAGAAATGGCGCCTCTAGCTCTGATGTCTTCGGTAGGTACGAAGTTACGCCCCGGCAATAGGTCTATGTCTGTACGCCGCGTTAAAACTGGCGTAATACCCCCGCGCTGTAGTATCAAGGATTCGATTCTTAATACTACATCTAAGGTAATGGTTTTTTCCTGTAGGCCATTTCCGCAGGCTCCAGGGTCACGCCCTCCGTGGCCCGCGTCTAAACACGCTATAGGTAACATGTCGTTTCCCCTTTCTTTAGCATATCGCCCCGTCTGGTACGTCGTCTGCTTCGGGTATGTCGCCAGATATTTCTAGCACTTCGTCGAATACCTCCAGCATTACGAAGAGGGCCGCCAGGGGTTCTTCTAGGTAATCCTTATCGAAGTACGTACCGATAGGGCCTACAGGCTGTCCTTTTAGTACGCGGGCTTCGCTTTCGATAAGTTCTACGGCTACTGGGTTACCCGTAAGCTTATGCTTAAGCAGCGGAAGTTTACTGTAGGTCACGCTTACCGTATATTTTCCTATCTTTCCGGTTACGCTGTACATCATATCGCACTCACCAGCCCTAGTATAAAGTCGTAAAAGTCCTGGTCTTTTGCCAGGTCGTAGCTGCCAGTATAAAGGCTTTCTAAGCCCATACTTAGTAGTTCGTGGTAGTCGTCGCGGTACTCTTTGCCCATGTACTTACTAAGAAATTCGTCAAAGCGCGAAGTTTCCGAAGTCTTGTACCCAGGCCCCAGCCATTGTAAGGACTCCCCAGCTGTACGTCGTCGGTAGAATTCCCGTTCTAGCTTAAAGATACCCGGTACTACGTCCTCGAACCTATGACCAAATTCGTGGAAGGCTACCCTACGTAGGCTACTGGCACCCTGCCCGCTTAGGCTTATTATGGCTGTATCCTTACCCCACGCCCCCAAGTAGTACCCGCGTTTACTGTTCTTAGTTAGTATTTCACTGGTGCCGGATTTCTCCAGCCAGGCCGTGGGTAAATACTCCCGTACTTCTTCTAGGATTGCTTTTACTTCTTTACGGCTTCCTTTCACCCAAGGTTGCACAATCTTACCGCCGTTAGTACCTATCGGTCGTAGCTGCTTAAGCACGTTACGTACTAATTCCCGCCTACTATCTCCGTTATCTCTAGCGTTAAGGGCGGCTATATATTTTTCGTCTACGGCGTTCCGTAGTTTGCTTATATGCTCGTATGGCTTATCGTCTTTCACCAGCTCGAACATTTCGTCTGCCAGTTCTTCACGGCGTTTTCCCAGCTCGGCTATTTCTTTTTCCAGGGCTAGTAGCTTTTCCGCTGCTTCTTTTTCTAATTGCTCCCGTACCTGGGCGCCTAACGCTCGTACTTCGGCTTCCGTACTAGGCCCGCCTATCGGTATGCTCTCTTTAAAATTGTCTACCCAGGTTTTTTCTATAGCTGGTTCGTATAATTTGGCTATGGCGGCTGCCCGCGCTGCCAGTACTCCGGGTAACACACCTACCGCAGCCCCGAACGCACTAAGGTCTTCGCCCGGTCTTAGGTATCTCTTAGGGTTTTCGTTAGCTAGTCGCTCGTTTAAGTCCGGTAGGCCGCGTTCCTTCGCGTATTCCTCATAAGTACGGGCTTTCGTGTAAATCCGTTCTCCGAACTTCTCCGTACTATCTCCGGCGCCCCGTGCTATGCGCTCCCTGGTACTTACGCCCAGGTAGTTAACATACGGCGTCCAGCTGCAGCGACAATTAGGGTGATTCGGGATACGTTCGCCAGCCCTGGCCGGGTTTTCCGGCGTATCGTAATCTAGCGGGTATATCTTGCCGTCGTTCTTCGCATCTTTGGCGGCTGTGCGACTGTCTAGCGTAGCGTTCCAGCGTTTACCATCTAGTACATCGGCGTTCTGCATGTAAAGGTTATTAGCGCCCTGGGCTGCTGCCCTGTTTAATTCGGTACGGGCCAGCCTTACCGAATTGTAGTACCCTTCCTGGGCCGTAGCCTGTATCGTTCGGGCCGTTTGGTTCCAGCCCCAGCCTTCTACAGCTGCCTTACCTACTGCTTGGTACATTTTCGAAGCTAAGTACGTCGTACTGCTTCGTATCCGTTCGCTGTAGGTGGCGCCGTCCGGTAGCCAGGGATTTGCTAAGACGCCCAGTACCTGGTTTTCTGTAACCAAAGGTACGATAGTCTGTATTTCTAGGGCCTGCTCTAAGGCGAAGGCCTGGTAGTAGTAGCTGTTCGTGTACTGGTACGCCAGGTTATTACCTAGCTTAGTGTTTAACGGGTCTACAATACCGCCCAGTACGCGGGATATTTCGCCTTTTAATTGCTCCAGACGGCTTATTCCGTACTGCATGGTCTTAAGTTTGTCTTCGCTTAGCTTGCCCTGTCCGTCGGAATACAGCCTAAAGAGGTCTTTTATTTGGGCGGCCAGTCGCTTTTCGGCCCGCTGCCATACCGGGGCCAGCTCCTTAGCGTATTTTACGTGCCTGGCGTCCAGTATTGCCCGGTAACGCTCCGTATATCCTTCCAGGTCTTTCTGCATGCGGGCGGCTACTGCTGCGTCTAGCTCCGGGTCAGATCCCGGCGTAAACTTAGCCATAAACTAGCCCCCTTATGCGCCGCTTCCAGCGCCTGTATTGCCGAATTCCCCACCAAATCCCAAGGAAGCTGCAGCAGCCGCCGCATTAGCTACCGCCATATCCGCGTTCTGCTTCTTCATTTCGGCCAACGCTGTTACCGGGTCGTCAATAAACCATAGTAATTCGTAAAGGTAAACGTCCGGTACTTTTCCGGCTAGCTGGCTTACTATTTGGGCTATTTCCAGGTAGTTCTGCGGTAGATTCCGGTTAATCGTGTACGCTACCCATTCGGGATTATAAAGCACTACTGATTTCGGCGGCACTACTTCCCCGGTTAGTACGGCGTACGTGTCTTCTACCCCGGCTTCCATTAGCCGCTTAGCGTTAAGCATGTCCGTTAGTACGGCGATATGTTGCCGGATAGCGTTAGTAAAATACAGTTCCTTTTTCCCGGCCCGAATATCTAGCGCCGAATATTTTACCTTAATTTCGGTAGCTGTAGCGCCGCTTAAATCCCCCAGCTTTGGGATTTGGCCCATGTCGTGAATTGTATCCCGTACCCGGTCTAAATGATGTTCTACGCTGGCGTCGTCCTGGGTCTGTGCTATGAATTCGGCAGTAGATTCCTTAGCCTTTAGCACTATGGCCCGCGCTTTCCTCATTTTTATTACTTCGCCTTCGTCTGTATCGACGCCAGAAAGCAATAAAAACTGATCTAGCAGGTAATCTACCGTATTCGCTTTATCAGACATTACGGCGGCGTAGTTCTCCAGCAGGGATAAGATACCGTTACCCAGGTCGCTAGTTCCGTTAAGCTTAAGCCGTGTTTCGTAGGTCGCTGCCGTGCCATTCGTAAAGATAGCTACCGGAATACGCCCCGCCCTATGCTCTATCGGGTTACCTGTAGATACTTCGCTTTCGTCTAGCTCGTAGTTTTCCCCGGATTCGTCGGCCAGATAAAAGGTTACGTATCGTTCGTCGTAAACCTCTACCCGTTCGCGCTGCTCCAGTTCCCCGCCACTGTTTACTACGTCAATCATGTACTTTCGTAATACCAGCTGTAGACGCTTCCTGTCGTCGTAGACTGGTATAACTTCCTGTATGGGGAATTCGTCGTAGTCAATCTTCCCCTTTTCATCCACCCAGGATATTACCGGGCTGTAACCGCCTATACTACCCTGCCTAAGCTGTTCTGACAGTATACGCTGGGCTTCTTCTCCCCTAAGCAGCTTAAGGATGTCTTTACGGTACGCGTCTAGTACCGCTTTATCGGCTAGCTTTTCCTGGTCTTCTACCGTCCATATGATCGGCTTACCCGTTAAGTAGTCTACGACGGTATCTATGACTAGCTGCGCGTAGTTTACCTGTAACTTATGATTTGTATCGTCGCCCCTAGCCTTATCCCGCAAGTCGATACTCTCCAGATACCCGTCGTAAGCCTGCTGGAAGGCTACTACCTTGGCTTCTTCCAGCCAGCTTCCGTGTTTATCCAGTATGTCTTTTAGCCACTTGCCATTAGTAGCGCCCCAGGTAGCGGCGTTTACCGGGCCTACGGCCTGCGCTAGTGATTCCGGTACGATATTCGTTACGGCCAATTTATCCGGCCCCCTTTCGTATAAATTTCTAAACGCCTGGGTAAGCTTACATTACGCTGCTTCGGTCGAAGGCGCTAGCTCTCCTGGCGCCTGGGTTCTTGATAAAGTAGGCCGCCCGGATTAGCAGGAAGGCTACCGTAGCTAGGTCGTCATGCGGTACGTGCCCCACTTTACGCGGTTTAGCCGTACCGGGTACGTACCAGTTAATACTTTGCTGCCGTTTAGCTATCCGTAGCAGGTTTTCCAGCTGCCAGCGCATTTCCTCCCATAGTTCGGCCTGCTGCGGGTCGCCTTCCGGTCGCCGTGGTACTTTAAACTTATCAGCGGCTACGTAGTTGTAAGCCAGGTAGCCCAGCTTACTCTTATTTTCGTCGCCCTGGGCTTTAAACTTGTAGGCTTCTATTTCCAGGTTCGGCAGCTTTTCAATTAGGTAGTAGGCCAGCGGTTCGCCTATGCCCGTAGCGTCGGATACGCCGCCGATACAGCCCCAGTGTTTAATAATTGCTAGTATCTGTTCGCGCTGCTGGCTATGCGCTTTCCCTACCCACTGGTACAGACAAACGGGTACTACCGTCCCGTCTAGCAGTAGTTCCGCTATGCCCAGGTTAGTAGCGTCGCGCTTATGTACCCCTATGTCTACGTCGTCCACCGTGGTAGGGTGTTCTTCCTGCCCGGCTACGTCTACAGAAAACACGTAAATCTTATTCAGCTCCGGCCCTAACCTGGCCCGGAAGGTGTTAGCATAAATTCGGGCTATTTGCTCCGCATCGAAGAAACGGCCCTTACTGTCTACGAAGTTAAGCAGGTACTGGGTCTGGATAGCGATATGGTTTATACCCAGCCGCGCTACCTGCATTTCGAAGGCCTTCCGGTAGTTATCGTTCCCGGAAGCAATTACCCGGTAGGCGTCAATCTTAAAGACTAGCTTAGGCCTGTAGCCTAGTTCCTTGCCCAGGCGCCCTTCCATTTCGTACGCCTGCTGTAGGGCCTGGTAAATATGGCTTTCCTTCGTCCAGGCTACGCCGTAAAAGGCGGTAGTAGCATTCGCGAAAGCCGTCATAGGCTGCGCGTCCCGTTCCCATTTGTCCGTATCAATGTCCTGGGCTTCGTCACCCTCCAGCAGGGTAAAGGCCGTCTGGCTGGCTACGTTAGCCGTCGGGTTAATCGACAAGAACGCCCATTTATTCGTATCACGGGGCGTTCCCATATGGTACTTATAGCCGTCCGACTTCTTGAATAGACCTTTAGTAAGCACGCTACCAGCCAGGCCACCACTATCCGGCGTGTCTGCCCCTTCTAGCCTATCCATACTGGCTTGTACCTGCGGCTTATGCACTGGGGCGAATTTAAGGCCCGATACAGGTACCCCGAAATACCAGCCATAAAGTAAAAGGTACTGCTGGATAAAGGCGCTTATCTCATTCTTACCAGCCTGCCGCGAAATCATAATTACGAAATACCAGCCCAGCTTATTTAAGCAGCTGTAAAGTACGGCGTCTGCTACCTCTATTTGATAGTCGAAGGGGTCATTACGCCGCATTAAACGCCAGGCTTCCCGTATGTTTTCCGGCTTAAATAGCGCTTCGAAGTCGTCTATTACGTTGTACGGTACGCCCTGCTGCGCGGCCCTTACTGTCTTTGGTACCGCTGTAATGATAGGCGCCCCGCTTACCGGGTCTGTATCCTCCAGGTAGTCGAATTCGTATTTAAGGGCGCTGGTTCCGTCTACCGCCATACGAACGCTTCCCCCTCCGGTACGCTTAAAGATTCTTGACAGTAAGCCAGGCGTACCAGGTTACACGTTTCGCAGCGTCTACAGGTACACAATACGCCGTATTTACTCGACTTCTGGCAGCCAGCACACGCGCAGCCCCGGCAGTTATCTTCTGGTCTAACCATCGTTACCGCCTTCCTTCCTGGCTTGTGCTTGTCTAGTACCCCAGGCTACGGATACCTTACCAAACGACGCGGCCCGTAGCTCCTGGTTAATCTTGTCGATAATATCAGTACCGCCGCCCCCGTTAAGTCTGTCGTGCTTCTCTACCATGCGGGCCAGTGTGTTAAGCGCCCGGTCTAGGGCGTTATCCTCAATAGTCCCGGCATGGTAATAGCTGCGGGCGCCATATTCCCCGAAGTTAAAGTAAACCTTAGTAGCCTTTTCCGCTTCGGCTTCTCCTTTAGCGGTCAGGACTTCTTCGTACTTAGTTCGCCAGCCAGCCAGGTAATTTAGTATCTTAGCCTTAAGTATGGCTATTTCCAGCTCTAAGTCGGCTACTTTTCGTTCGCCGCTGTTAAGGCTTTCGAATATCTCCCGTTCGGCGGGGCTTAGAACGTTAGCGTAAAGGCCGTGTAGCCTAGTGTTCTGGCTAACCTTCGCCTTACCTTCCGGCGTCTTAGGCCCGGTACTACTGCCGCCGTGATATTTGCAGCGTCCCCAGCCTACGTGTTCCGTACCGAAGCCCGCCGGGTGTACGCAGGGTTTACCACTCTGTCGCCCTTTGGCCCCACAAACTAAGCCAGGATTCTTACGGCCCACGCGTATAAAGTTCATGGCGTCAGCTTTCGGATTAAATAACTTTTTAAGTTCCATATCGTAAGGGTTATAGTCTTCCGGCAGCGTGGGCCGAATATCTTTAGAACTTACTGCCATTAGCTTTCCCCCTTTCTGTAAATCTATACTTCATGCCTTCCTCATAATCTTTGTTTCGCATAAAAAGGGGCGAAGCCTGGTAAAAGGCCCGCCCCGGAAATTTTTTCCGTTTTTGTACACAAAAACTTAGTCTACCGTGATTTTACCATAAGTTCCCTAAACATGTCAATGAATACTATCGTACAGCTCCGAATAGTTAAGCGCCAACCCGTTCACGCGCCTATAAATATTGTCTACGGCAATATCACAGCGCCTGTAATACTCCGACTTCCCGTACCCCAGGATTCCCAACGCCTTACGAAGTTTCACCTTCGGGCCTGTCCACCGGAAGAAGACTACCCGCCGCAAATCCCTAGGCAGCTTTCCTATAGCATCATCCAGCATGATTTTATTTATCTTACCGCCAGTCATGCCGTCGAACGCCTTAGCCCCACTGTTCGCGGGCAGCGCGTCGGGCAACCTGTCGCCAGCCTTCACGGATTCCCAGTTCTCCAGCCATTCCCTTATAGCTGCCTTTGGTACGGTTCCGCGTACGTCTACCAGTTTTTACCACCCCGCAATTTTAAAAATTAACCCTAATAGTATAAATACTATTACTGTATACATATATAACTATAATAATAACTAAATATAATTAATAATATAATATTTATATATAATATATAGAGTATCTTTTTTCTTAGGGGGGTTACTTTCCTTTTCCCTACTAGCTGGGAAAGATTTTTACTTTTATACCCCCTCCAAAATTTTTACGATTTATATATTTTTTACATCGTGACCACTTCCCCGTATTACGTCATATTCGGCCGTATTTAACCGTTTTAGCCACCTGTAGTTCCCTAGTGTTTGCCCTCCCTCTAGCTACGTCTTACGCCGCCTAACGAAGTTTTACGTCTTTCGATTTACTTAAGGGTATTCGGAAAATAGTGTTGAAATATATTTGTTGCACACATTTTGTCCTCCTTAATAAATCGGATAACTGTGTTGAAATGTTGGTTTTCATGGTAGAATGGAGATTACTTGAAGAGCATTTCATGAGGATAATGAGTAAGTATGATTGATTGAAGCTGAGCCATGTATTCCCTTAGTTTTTCAAAGGTTGTCCAATTGTTTTTTCTTACTTCTGGGTCTTTATATTTCTCTGATTCCGCAATCAACATCATTTGGTGTTGTTGTATTTTTTTATGTGTCTTAGTGGTCATGTCTTTAGGTTTTTCGGTTAGGTCGAAGAAACCTGGAGTTGGTTTATAAGTCAATATCTTCATCCCTCCAAAACGATTCGTCTATCCTTATCCACTTGTTTCCGTCCCAATTAAAGCTACTGCCACTATCCTTTGTGAGAATCCATTGAAGCGACCACGAATTTAAATACCCCCATGTTGAGACTTTGATAGTGTCATGCTTACCATCAAACATTTCCAAGACAGCTTTTATCGATTTCTTTTTACCCTTTGAAGAAGTGGTTTTTAGGATACTAGAGAACGGTAAGGGTATGTTTTGAGGTATACAGTCTCTCAATGCCCTAGCAACTATCTGAGCATCCTCATAAACGGCTTTAGAACCGATTTTAGTGCCATATAGACAGGTTAAACTTGGATGACTATACACTTTTGCTTATCCTCCTTTTTGAGATTTTAAGAACTCCTGAAGTTCTTTAGATTGAAACAGGACGGATGAACTACATTTTGGACAGTCATACCATGTACCACAGAATTTTTGTTCGTAAGTCTGACCTAGTTGTTGTCTTAGAATCATCTCCCCATGTGAAGCACTAGTTGGACATATTGGTAAACACATGGGTAATAAATATCCATTCATTTAACACCTCTCTCCGTTTTCAACCAAATAAACACATTCGTATTCAAAATCTTCAATTATTGTTCATATTCTTCGATTCTCATTCAGATAGTCACGATTACTCAGAATAGGTCATGCAACACCTCCCAGAAAGGATTTGATTTATGGACATTCTAGGATTAAAGAGTTTAAACACTACCGAATCTAATGAACTTGATACCGTCTTTCGTATTCAGGCTGAAATGAAGGATGCACCTATCTGTTGCCAGAAATGCGGTAGCGTAAGGCAACACAACCTCTCTAAGTACGGTAAAAAGACTCAATCCTATATGGACATCCCTATAAGGGGTAAGCGTGTCTGTGTCTTTGTTGACCGTCAAAGGTATATCTGTCGTGATTGCGGTTCTACCTTTCGTGAAGAACTTCCTGATATGGATGATAGTCATATGGCAACCAAACGCCTTGTAACGTACATTCAGCAACAGTCATTGCTTAAAACTTTCACTAGTCTTGCAGAGGATATTGGACTTCATGAGAAGACTATCCGTAACATCTTCCACGCCTACGCAGGAGGGCTAAATAAGGCTTATAAGCCAGTTATCCCTAACTGGATAGGTATTGATGAAATCCATATAATCAAAGCCCCTAGATGCGTTATTACGAACATCGTGAACAATTCTTTGATTGACATGTTACCTGGAAGAACTAAGGCAGAAGTCTACGCTTGGTTCTTAAAACTCCCTAAGAGAAGACATGTAGAGTACGTCACAATGGATATGTGGCGACCCTATAAGATTGTCTGTAACGAACTGTTACCTCATGCCAAGGTTATAGTTGATAAGTTCCACATCGTCAGGCTTGCTAATTACGCTCTGGATACCATCAGAAAGGAGACAAGAGCCAATCTGACAGGCAGGACTAGGACAACCTTGCTACATGACCGTTTTATCCTTCTAAGGCGTAAGCACACCCTTTCTGCAAGAGAGAATGAGATATTAGACTCTTGGGTTGACCACTACCCTTCCCTGTACAACGCTTACTGCCTTAAAGAACTGTTCTATACTATCTTTGAGTCAGGTGATAAGAAGATTGCTATTGAACAGTTTCAGCAATGGAAATCGTTAATCACAGAGGATATTGCACACTCATTCAATCCATTAGCTAAGACCTTTGAGAACTGGCAAGAAGAGATAACCAACTACTTTGACATGCCCCTTACGAACGCTTATACAGAGTCATTTAATAACCTAATCAGAACTACAAATCGTATGGGTAGAGGATATTCTTTCGAGGTGTTGAGAGTTAAAATGTTGTTCGGTAAGAAGAAGAAAATTACTCAGTCTGTTAAGCCACCAAAGGGAATTGATAAGAGTTTGAGTCTAATCGAACTACCCATTGGAATGATTCCTGAGTTCTATGTTCAATCCAAGGGAAGAGTTTCTCGTTTACACAAAGCTGACTGATTTCAACACACTTTTCCGATTACCCCATCTTTTCTAATCTCCGGGCATGTTTTACACTTTCCCGCATACATACGGCGTCGTCCGGTTTAATGCCTGGATTAGGAACGCCGCAATAGGCGCCCCCTACCTCGTATTTACATTCCCCAGCCGTATAGCACATAGGCTATTCCTCCGCTATACCGCTACGGCTATGCCCGTACCAGGCTTTCGCGGTCTTTTCTTTGGCTACGTACGGCGTATTATGCAATTCCTCGGTAACCCAGTCGGCGGCATATTCGACGGCCTGCTCCCAGGTTATGACGCCCGGCGGTATTAGTATGACGTGCGGCTCCGTTCTGTCCTTTAGGTAATTGAACATAAGGTTACGTAAGTTTTCTAGTCCCAGGGCGTCAAGGGCTGGCCTGTCGTTTACCGATATAGGCACATATACGCATTCCTGCGGCGACCCTTGGTTGGTAGGATTCAGGTAGTTGTACGCCAGGCCCTTTATTACTACGGTTTGACTGGCGAAGTTCGAAGTCATAACAAACGAATGTGGGCCTTCTTCCCAGCCTTCCGGGGATGCGTCCTCTACAGCTGGGGCCTGGGGTACCGCTCCCAATAGGACGACATGCTTTACAGCTGTAGGGCCGCCGTTAATGAAAATAAGCTGCCCTTCGCGTGCGTCGGCCCCCTGGAATACGGTCTTACCGTCTGCTACGGCGGTTAGAACATTCTCTACAGTTTGCCCGGCTAGCTGCCCAGGCGTTAGGTTTTCGGGTACGTTCGGTATGGTAATAATAAAGCGTTCGTATTCGGTTTGTACCTCTACTTTAATGTCCATGGGCCTTACTTCCCTTCCTTCGTGAATATTACGACGCCTTCCTTTTCCGTCGTGTAATAGGCTACCTTAAGGTTATCCAGCCAGTCTTTAAAGTCCTGGGCGTCGTCTTCCTGCACGGTTACCTTACCCCTACGTCGGAAGCTACGAACATAGGCGTTATGCTGTTCTGCGTCCAATTTACCGCCCCCTTACGTGGGCTATAACTGGCGCTACGGCGGTTAGGTACGCTTCGAAGGTTACGCCGTAGTCCTCATGTAATCTCGATTCTAGGAATAGGTTAGCCAGGCGGTCTACGTCCTGTTCGCTAAGGTTTTCTGGCTTCTCCAATACGCTAAACCTCCCTTACTGGCTTACTTATTAACTTAAATTTCCCCATGTCATACAGCGCTAAGCGGGTACTGTCGGTATCCCAATCCGGATTAACAAAGAACGTAATACCGCCCGTAGTAGCGCAGGCTTCGGCTACTACGTCCCAGGCTTCCTGTAGGCTGGGCTTAGCCGGGGCGTTTAGTGCGGCGGCTTTCTTGCGCTTGTTTCGTTGTCTTTGGTTCATGTTGTCCCCTCCTTGTACCAGTTGTAGTTAGGGCACGCGTATACTGTACACGTTTTACACTCCGGGCCTGGGTTCTTCCCGCATAAGGTTACTGGGTTTACTCCCGTATCATACTGTCCGTCGGCCTTCCCCGTTAATGAGCTGTAGGGGCTTAAGCATATGGGCGGGTGCGTAGGCGCCATACAGATAAAGTAAATGTTACCTGTGCGCTTTACTTCCTCCAGTTCTTCGGGGCTTAGCTGCCAGCAGCTTTCTACTCCTTTCTGTCCGTCGCCGTAGGTTATCAGTGTTACGGGTAAGTCCATTACGTCGCTTCCCTTTGGCCCCTTTAGTACCAGGTTAGACGTGTCCGTTAATATCGGTTTCAATTTACTGCCCCCATTCTAATACGGTTACGTTCCGGTATTGGCGGCCCCACTCTAAGGCCGCCTGTAGGTCTGGTATAAATAAGTCGATATGTTTACCTATGATCTTACCGCCTTTTTCCCGTTTTTCGCTCCTGTCCTCTACGACGTAGTAACCCGGCAGACCTTCTATGGCTACCTTAGTACCAGGCGGTAGTACGTTCCAGTCGGCGCTTATCGTGCGGCCTTCTACCGCCGTAGTTCCCGTAGCGGTTACGCCGTAAGCTTCGTCGCCGGGGCTTTTTCCGGTCGATTCTTTACCCGCCGTATACGCCGTAATTAGAAAGCTACCCAGGCTACGGCGGTCAGTATCAGCGCCCCGGCTAACGCTCCTATGGCTATCCGTAGACGCCGTACGTACTTCTGCAGGCTGGCTACTTGCTCCGTTAAGCTGTCCTTCCAGGTCGTTAACGATAGGCTTACTTCTTTTTCCGCGTGCCAGGCCTTCTTGTAGCGCTCTAGTGAAAATTCGGCTACCCGTAAGTCCTCCGTCTTTGCCGCTAGTTCGTTCTGCAGCTCCTGCAAGTGACTTAACCGGGCCGCTTTGTACCCTTCCGTAGCTTTCCCCATTGTCACTACCTCCCGCTTTTTCTGCTTGCGTTTGGCCCCCTTCTCCCGCTCTAGTTGTCTGTCCTTCTGTCTGCGAAGGTAGCCCTTTCGTACTTGTCCACGCGACATACGAAGGCCCCCCTATGGCTAGCAGGGTAACGGCTAGTATAATTAAAGCCGGGCCTGCTAGCGTTTTTCTACTCACTCGATACCCCCATGTACTTAAAGATAATGGAAACTAGCTCGTATTCTGATCGGTCTATTAGGCCTACGTTCGTTAGATACAGTAGCCATTCCCTAGCGCTGTAACGGGCGGCCATGCTGTAGAAAGTCCGTTCGTGTAGCTGTGGCAGCGGGTCTAAGTTCAGCTGGTGGTACTCCTTGTAAATAAAGTACAGCACGGTATAGCCGAAAAGGTCTAGTACTGAGTCTTTCACGCCCTCCCCTTTTACTGCCAGGCTGCCCGTTTCTGCCCAGGTACGAATACGGTCTAGCTTCTTCTTGACCTCCCATTTCCATATCGTAACCGGGTCAAAGTCCACGTTTAACAGGATTTTAACGAAGGCGCTTTTAAAGTCCCTGTTCTTAGCTACCAGTATGTCTACAGCTTCGGCTAGAAACGCGTCCCAGTCCATGGGCGGCCTAGTGCGGTCGTATGGCTGTAGTAGACTTAATTCTTTCATACTGATACTAGGCCCGCCGCCATTGACGGTAAGATAAGTACCCGGTACCGCGTCGAATGTTTTAAAGTATACGCCTTCCTGGTCTAGTATTTCCTGTATACGTCCATAAGCCCTACGTAGTTTTAAGCGTTTTACCATGTCTGTCACGTTACCAGCTCCTTAATAATCCATAGCAGCAGGCCCCATACGGCAAGTGCTGGGAAAAACCATATCACGCAGCCCCGGAAGGCGCCTATTTGATCTTGTTCTTCGTCTTCCATGCTATCGCCCTCCTTTAAACTTTGTACGGGCAACGGCCCGGTAGCGGGTCTTCATCGTATACAGGAATATCGTAGGTTATAAAGAGTTTTTGAAGCCTACAGCTGTCCGGGTCTGTGTCCTTGCATATACTGCATATGCCCAGCGCCTGGCTGCATATCTCCATTAAGTCATCCGTCTTTACCGGGGTTACACTGTCCAGTTCCAGCGTGCGCTTATAGTCCCGTATGGCTTCGTCCTTGTACTTACAAACTATATCCATTTTACGAAGTTCGACGACTACCCTCCCGCGCTCCGTAGGGTCTAATCCGTCGAAAAGGTAGTCTAGGGCTTTACCTGCGAAGCTTTTCGCCATGCGTAGGTACTTTATAGCCAGCTTGTCCCTACTACGTTTCGCCCATTCCTCCGCTTTTTCATCTAGGTACCCGATAAACGCCGCCAAGGTCAAAGCTTGGTTTTTCTCTTCTCGGTTAAGGTACTGTTTCCCCATCATTTTCCCCCTTTCGCTTAGCTAGTCATTTCTGCCATAGCGCGGGCTTCTTTTGTGGCTATTACTGCGTTTATTTCCTGGTCAGTGATACCGTAGTAGCGTTTAGCTAGTGACAGCGTGTAATAAACGTCGGCCATTTCTCCTAGTATGTTTACTTGACTACCCTTATCCCGTAAGTCTTTTATGATCTCCTTTTGAAGTTCGGCCATTTCTTCCAGCAAGTAGAACTTAATCCGGCTTTCCCCGTTTAGCGCCATGTTTAAGGCTAAAATTTTAGGGTCTACCTCGTTTATCAAATTTTTCACCCCTTCCCAGTTCTTATTTCGTAGTATATAGCATAGTAGTATAGAATTCAAGACTTTTACATATCCTTATTTCTATACTACTATGTTTTTACGCCGTAAGCTTTTCGGCTAGCCAGGATTTTACGCTTTGCTTCGCTCCCCACTTGTACCCTACACTGTCTTCCGCTTCAATCGGTAACGGAAAGTTCGGCAAAGGCGGCTGCTCCATCATAGCTTTAACCCAGGCGCCAGCTAATGCTACTACGTCCGTGTCGTCGTCCATTTCGAAAATAATTTCGTCGTGAATTTGGGCTATCATGTCCGTGTGTCCATGGGATAGTATCGGCACGTCTTCGCCACGGTGGGCGGCCAGTTCCCCAGCTGTAAGGCCCAAGGCTTCCGCGTCGTAGTTAAGGGCCGTACCGCGCCCTATTTCCTCGTAAACTTGGTTCTGGCATTTTTTCATAACGTCGGCAGCCCCACCCTGAATAGGCGTATTAGCGGCCCGTCGTTCATCCTTCCCGCGTTCGAAGCTGTTCGGGCTGTTAATGTTAGGCAGCAGCCGGATATACCCGTAAATAGTCTGTACCCAGCCCTTTTCCCTGGCGTCTAATGCTATACCGCGCTGGAATTCAGGGATACGTTTATAGGCGCCCTTAACGGCGTTTACCAGCTTTAAACATTCGTCTAAGGTCTTACGGATTAGGTATTCCGTTTTAAAGGTCTTCTGCAGCGCATGTTCTGTACCGCCGTAGGCTATGCCGAAGTTAGCTGGCTTAGCGTCCTGGCGCTCCTTCTTCGTTATTTCGGCTTCCGGCTTACCCGTTCCGACGGAAGCAGTACGGCGGTGTATGTCGCCCCCTGTTTTGAATATCTCTATCATAACTTCGTCGCCGCTACGCCACGCCATTAGGCGAAGCTCGAAGCCACTAAAGTCGATAAAGTACAGGATTTTACCTACACCAGGTACATAGAAATTACGTATACCAAAGTCGTCGTTATCCATACGGGGTACGTTCTGACCGTTAGGACTGTTCGAATTCAGCCGGGCGGTTTCCGTCCAGGGCGTATAGTTCGCGTGTATTCTTCCGCTTTCCGAATTAAGGTACTTTTCCCGGCCCCTAATGTGGCTTGATAGCAGTGTACTGTAGCGCTGGATATTCTGTAATTCGTCCAGCAGCTGTAAGGCCGCGTCCTTATGCGGGTGCGGTTCCCTACGCCGTATACGTATCGCCTGGCGCTCGTCTTTGCTTAATCGTGGGTCGGTATCCGGGTCGCGGCTTTCCCAATCTTCCGGCAATTCTACAGCTAGGTACTTTTCTTCCTTAAGGTCTTCCAGCTTGTTTTCTAGCATAAAGCGCATATCTATAATGGCTTCTTCGTCCATTGATACAGCGCCTTTTACCTTCTTGCTCCACTTCGCGGGTACCAGCTTAAAGTAGTCGAATACCAGACTTTTTATTTCGTTCGTCTTCCCGGATTTCCCCGTATTGACTTCGATACCGAACGTATCCATAGCTATTTTCCTAATACGTTCGGCGGCCTGCTCCTGCATGGTTACGGCTTCTTCGCCTTTTACGCGGGCTAGGTTTTCGTCCCAGCCCATGCCCCAGTACTCCATAAGGCCGATAACACGGGCAAAGGGCATTTCGTACACAGTAAGCCACTCTTCGTACTTCGGTATCTGTTTGGCTACCTCTATCCAGTACAGGTGCTGCTGCAGGGCGTAGTCGCTGTCTTCGCAGCTATATACCAGGGCTTCCTGTTCGTCGCAGCTAATTTCGTCAAAGAATTCTACGCCGTACTTAGCCAGTAGGCCCTTAAAGCTTCCCATTTGTACACCGAATATCGCCATAGTTTGGGGCTTTAAACCTTTACCGCTTACCGGGCGTTTAGGGTCGGCTATCTTTTGCGGTAGAACTATCTGCATACAGCGTACGCTGCTTACCTGGGGGTCTGATACTGGGGTTAGAATGTACTTAGCATACTTAGCCGCGTACTTTGTTTCAAAGCTTAGATTCCAGGCTATCTTAATTACCATGCGGTTACGGAATATTAGGCGGTCTACAATGTCCAGGGCTAACCTACGGGCTTCGCTACGGCTGCGCTGGGGTTCGAATAAGCGGGCGCCCTTCTTGTGGCTTAGGAAGACGGCCCGCGCTTCGTGTGGGGCTGCTGCCAAGCTAAACGTACATACTTCGCCTTTCCACGGGTCTAGCGGCGTCTTAAGGTACGCTTCCCGCTTAGCTTCCTGTTCTTCCGGGCTTAATGCGGCGTACTCTGTCCTGGTATTTTCGCTGGCCGCGGTTTCAATGTCGTACCCCGCTAGGCCTGTTTCCTGGCAGCGTTTACAGTAGGCTTCCAGCTCGTTTAGGGTTGTTATGGCCTGGTAGTCCTTTACCTGCTGGGGCGCTACCTTCGGCCATTTAATATTAAATTCCCCTGGCTTGTGTATAAGCTGTTTGATTTGTGAAGATACTACGTTTGTAGGTTCGGAAGCGGGCGCTGGTTTAGGGGCCTTAGCCAGCGTCTTAGTTGCTCCGAATAAACTACCTAGTTTCATATTTTACCCCCCTAAGAATTCCTTGATTGCCTTAGCCATAGCACGGCCTAATGTTACTGTTACGGCGTTTCCGAATTGCTTATAGGCTTGGGTATTACTTACTACCTGTTTCCAGGTATCCATGGGAAAGCCCTGTAGTCTTCCGTATTCGGTAGGGGTTAGTCTACGTACCCGGTAGCCGTCTAGTATTTTTACCTGGTGCCCACCCCCGCAGCACGTGTCTACCGTGGGACTTAGGCCTTCGGGGTCATGTACTCGTGCCCGTGCTTCATGCCCTTGCTGGTATAAAAGTCCTACTACTGTTATCTTAGGTTCTTCTAATACCTTAAGCCCTTGTCTACTGCTACGTAGTGTAGGGCTTACATCTTGATAAACTCGTGCCCCTTCTTCATAACCGTAAGTATCGTCTATTATCCTAGGTTCTACTACCTGCGTATTACGACTTTTTACTACGTCAGTGTAGCTGCACCCCTTGAAATAGCGCGCGTTACACGCGTAGGCTACCCCGTCTTTATCCGTAAATACGTTCTGCGGGTCTTCGCCCCCCGTTTTCTTTAGCGCAATTTCAATAATGTTTCTAGTTTTTTCCTCGGAATAGTAGTACTTTTCGTCTACGACTTTTTCTAAGTCCCTAGTCAGCTTAGGTATGAATTCGTGCTGTTCTACCGGATACACAAATTCACCCGCTGTATCTTCCCGTACGCCTACAACATAGTATCGTTCTCTGTTCTGTGGTACGTCCCAGTATTTAGAGTTAAACATGTGTACGTACATTCGGTAACCCCGCGCTTTAAACTCTGATTCTAGGACTGGTAAATAAGACTTTAAGCCTTTTACATTTTCCGCTAACAGTACTTTGGGCTTCTCTGCGGATTCATCCAGCAGCCGCATTACCTCAAAGAATAGGCCGCTACGCTTGCCTTCGAATAGCCCGGCCTGCTTACCAGCTACGCTTAGGTCTTGGCACGGGAAGCCGAAAGTCCATACGTCAGCGTACGGTAGTTCCCCAGCTGTAAGCTTCGTAATATCCAGCTGTTTAACGTGGTCGCCTACATTAGCCCGGTAGGTTTCTACCGCGTACTTATCAAAGTCGAAGGCTAGCGGTATTTCATAACCCGCCTGCTGGAAGCCTAAACCTAGCCCCCCCCCTCCGCAGAACATATCTATAACACTTGACACAATTTTACCCCCTTAATAATCGTCTGTGAGTGTATCGAATAGGCCCAGTTCGAAGCATTTAGCTACGTAAGCGTTAAACCTAGCGGTCTTTCGGTACCCGCCGCTGGTCATTTGCAGCATGCGCATTTTAACCAGGGTATTTACGATACCTTTCGTTTCCTCTTTGTCTATGCTTAGCATGGCTTCTACGTCGCCCAGGCGTAGGTACTTCTGCGTCGCGAATAGCCGGATAAACTCATAGAATTTTATGTCCCCTTTGAGGGTATCCAGCTTTCGCAGGTCGTCCGTGATCTTCTTGTAGCGCTCCGGGTTCATTTCCTCTTCACGTATGGCTAGCTTAGCGTAGTAGTTCAGCCCGCAGCCTGGGGCGTTATACAGGCTTTTAAGATATTCGCCTATAAATTCGACATGCCCAGGCCATACTACGACGCGTTCCCCGGATTCGTCCACGCTATGGGTTAGGGCTGCCAAGGCTACCGATAGCCTGGCTAACTTGTTCCGCTGGTCGGAAGATGATACTAGGGGTATGTCCGTAGCGTTTCCGTAAATCTTACTTAGGTCTATGGCTACGGCCAGTATCTTTTCCAAGGTGCCGTCTGAAAATATAACGGCGTCCGGCGTTCTGCTCCAGCTGAAAAGGACGTTATTCTTAAGCATTTCGCTACTTATCATGCTGGGGTACGTCGCTAGCTGCTGGTTATAAAGGGCTGCGTCTACGTCAGATAGTCGCATGAAAGCCGCGAAGTCGAAGCGCCGTATATCCTCATTGTTAAAAATGTCCTTAAGCGCTTCTACGCCCTGGCCGTACTCCCCCAGCTGTTTACCTTTCGGCACGTTCCCGGACATAATCGCCCTAACGCGGCAGGGGGTTTCTGCGGTTACTGCCCGCTTAACCTCCAGCCGTCCGTCGCTCCGGGCCAGCGTCATTTCTCCGTATTCGTCCTTCACTATGCCCGTGTCTTCGTCAATCCAGATTAGTTCCCGGTCTGCTCTAGGCCAGGCGCCCCATACGATATACCAGGCGCCCCCGGTTCCGCTTTGCTCCATCTTGTACGTTAGGCCTGTCCTGCTGGTAGATTCGGCGTTTACCCTGGTACCCAGGCTAGAAAAGCGTAGTATCTTTTCTACTAAGGCGCTTTTCCCGGTCGCCGTGTCGCCCAGTATCTTAAGTTCCAGCCATCCCCGTATATAGTCACTGTCCCAGGGTACTTTAAACCTTAAGATACTGTGCATAGTCAGCAGTACGCCTAAAAGGATTTCGTCGCGCTCGACTATCCGGGTTACGTTGTAGGTAAGGTCTGCACATATGGCCGCCAGCTTTTCTTCGATAGCCTGCGGCGTGTAGTCGGCAGGCTGGAAGGCTCCCAGCTGGTCTTTAATCTCTCCCGTAAGTACGAAGCTTTCTACGACATCCTGCAGCGGCTTACCGTCCCGTATAATGATCGTGCTTTCTTGGTTCTTCGGGTGCGGGAATACGTACCCAGTTAGTTCGTAGTACTTGTTTTCAGCTATCGACGTATTCCCTACCGTGTAAACTCGCCGTAGTACGTAATGTCCTTCGGTCGGCGCTTCTACTCCAGGCAGGCCTTCGTCGGCCATTGGTATTACTAACAGTTCTTCTACGTTGGTCGTTTCCACTACGTCGGTATCGTACTTCTGGCAGGCTGGTACGGCGCTTAGTTCCCTTAGTATGCCTTTTATGTTGTCGTCACCGTTACCCGCCATTTGAATAAGCTCCCGATCTTGTACACCCAGGGTTCTATACGCCGTACCGTTCGGAATAGAGTATAGTGGACAATGGTATTTTTTGCAGTTACTACGGCCCCAGCAATGGTATTCTATCTTCTTCGGTACAATGTAGGGCGTGGACTTCTTACCCGCTACCATTACCCGTGTCAATACCAGCTTTCCGGTTAGTTCGGCGTCGCCAGTTTGGGCTAAGTGAAGGGTTACGGCTTCCGCTTCATCCTGATACCGCTTAATCGCCGGGCATAAGTCGCCAGTACAGGCTACCCGCTCGTAGTCTTTACTTCCCGGCTTCTTTTCCCCATGCAGGCTACGGATAAACGCGCAGCCGAAGCGGTACGTATTTTCCTTACTGTATACGGCGTCCGTAGCGCTCCTGGTATTCGCTATACGCTGGTCTTTGTGGTAGGTACCTTCGGCGCTTGTATGCCGTATAACCCAGTCTTCCAACGTCTTAAGGGCTTCTTCCTTCGTGTGGCCCGCGTCTTTGAAGTAGCAGGCTAGCTGTACGGTAGCCTGGTTCCGGTCGCCGTCTTTTTTCCAGCCCCCGGTAAGTATGTCTGATACGCAGGCGGGCGGCTGTCCTTTCTTAAAAATGTAAGATTCTTTATCGTACCGGGTATTCGTGGTAGCGGCTGCCTGCTGGTACTCCAGGGCCTTGTCTGCGTAGAAGTGGGCTGCCTGCTTCCTTGGTTCCAATTCGTCCCGCCGCTGCTCCCCGGTAAATGGTAAGTCCCGGCGCGGCATTTTAGCTAGTTCTTTGATTTCAGCCAGGGTTAAAGTCTGTAATTCTTCGACGCTTAGCTCTATCTTAAATAGCCTGGTCTTATGGTGTACGCTGTTCGGTAGCCGTAGCATGCGCGAAGAAGTGTATACTACCAGGTCTAAAGAAGTAAGTTCTAGGCGGTGGACTAGGTACCCGGCAATGTGTTTAAAAATCTTATGCAGGTCATTCTGTGGCTGTATCCCCAACGCCTGGCTATTTATCAGTACATGAAAGCCCTTACTACCGCTAAAGTATACCCATATGTCCGACTGTTTGGCGTCTAGTTCTTCGGTGAAAAACTGCACTAGCTTTACGGCGTCGGTCTGGCTTATGCCTGGGTTTTCCGCATTGTCAAGGTCGAAGTAAAGGGGGGCAATGTAGCCTTCCCCCTTTACTCTGGCCTTATTCGTGTAACGTTGCACGGTAGCGAAGCAGTTAAAATTGTAGGCTTCCTGCTGCTGGTATCTCTGTACTCCCTCGACTTCGATACGCTGCCAGGGGCTAGACTTGCCATTCTCATCACAATGATACGCGTCTACGTACTTGTAGTCGGCTATCGTCGTTTCTTTGGCCTTAGTCAATTGATAGCCCCCCCCTAAAAGCTACGGCTTACGCTTCTGCGTTTATTCCGTATTCCTCCGGCTTAAATAGGCCTACGGCGTCAAAGTCAATTCCGATATACGACGTATTTCCAGCGCCCTGTTTCTCGCTTGTCGTTAGGTGGCTGACTACCTTAGCGACGCCTGTACGGGCTGGTATGCCGATACCCTTATACTTCCCTTTGTACACGTCTATAGTGTACTTACCGAAGGCGTACGTAGCTGTAGGGGCGTATCCCATGATATATACAGCTGGGAAGTCGTTTTCTTCTCGTAGACTATCGACGGGTACTACCATAGCCATATAGCGAAGTTCTAAGCTGTCTAAGCTGTAGCGTTCCGCTGCCTGGGGGTTTGTCTCCAGCCATGAAGTTAAGGCAGCCTGGGCTATATTCAGTTCTTTTTCGGCTACGATTAGCTGGCCGTCTTCCGGGGATTTCTCCGCGCCCCATAAGCTCCAGCGCTTTTCTCCCTGGCCTATTACGACGTCTAAGGTATCCCCGAAGCTAACGCCCTTTCCTTTTTCCTCTTTCTCCGCTCGGTCAATGAAGTTACCTTTCTTGTCAATGAATAGCCATTCTCCCATTCGTACAAAGTCTACCTCTACGCCCACGTTTACGGCTTCGAAGTCTGCCTTCATAGCTTCCAAAATGGTAGTAATGTAGTTCTTGGGTACTTCGGCTACAGCTCCCTGGGTCGTGGCTACTACGGCGTTTTCGTTCTCGTTACTCATGTGTATTCCTCCGCTTTCGTTAATTTATTGCATGAAGGCGATAAGGGCCGCCTTCGTTACCCGCCATTCTTTACGCTGCTTGCTGGGGTCTAACGCGAAGGCTTCCAGCTTACCTTCGGCTATGAGCTTATCCACGTACCGCCGGGTACAGCCTAGCACTTCGGCTACTTGCTCCGGGCCTAGCGCTGTAGCGTCGTACTTCTCCAGCTGTTTTTCCAGTAGTGCTACCCTTTGGTTTTCTGACATTGTAATGGCTGCCCCCTTTCATAGGTTTTTAAATGGGGTATACTACGGCGTAGTCTTCGGTACTGAATTCCCTATCATAAGGAACTTTACCGAATACGGGCGGTAGTACCCGCTGTAATTCCAGCAGTAACGGTATGGCTACCTGCCGCATTTGTGGGTGCGCTGTTTTAGCAGCCCGTAGTAGGCAAAAATGCAGCCATTCCCTAATATTTGCGGACATCCATATTTCAGTCTTTAGGCTGTTTGGTAACACGCTACGGGCTTCCTGGGCCGAAGCTCCGACGTTTAGTAAGTCAAGGTAGGCGCTTTCGGCTGCCTGCATAGCCTTTAGCCACAATTCGAAACGGGCGGTACTGGAAAAAAAGAAGGGGCTAATTACGGTTATGCCGTCGTCGCTGTTTCCATAGTTACAGTAGCGGGTAGATTCCTGGCTGTAAGCGGCTAGCCTATGCCTAACTATTTCGTGGCTTACTCCCCGGTCTACTACAAACTTTACGCATATTAGGGAATGTTCCAATACGGACATATGCCCCCTGTTAAACAGTGTAGCTATAAACGCGTCGGCAGAAAGCGCGTTTATGCGTTCTTCGCTCTTGTAGCATACCCGGCCTTTTAATTCAATACGCTGCAGCAGCGGCCCCCAGTCTTGGCTTTCTAGGTGTACTTCTGGTTCAATAATTTTCACTTTTTCTTAAGTCCCCTTTCTTAGTACGGCAGGTTACCAAGCCAGTCGTCTAGCTGCTGTATTTCCGTCTTAGGCTTATTCGGTAATGCAATGCCTAAACGCTTATACACGCTTCGCCTGCTTTGGTACTGGCTTTTAAAGACGCCTACAAAGTAGTCCACGTAGTCGAACCATATAGCCTTCTTATTCGGATTACTAGGGTCTTTCCGCATTACCCGGCCTATTTCCTGCTCGGTACTTGCTCCGTTACTACTTCCGGCTGCGTCGCCCCGTTTTGGCATTGTGCTATGGCCTATGGATAGGTGCGGCATGTCCAGGCCTTCACGGGCTAGCTGGGTAGCGAATAGTATGTCTATTTTCTTCTCCCCGCATAACCCCATAAGCTCCTGCCGCTCCCGGCTGCCTATTTGCCAGGCCTTAAATTCTTCGGCGGTGTAGTTGTCTACTTTAACCTTCCAGCGGTTAGCGTTGCCGTCGAATTTACTGTCTAAGGCGTACCCGTTTACTACCTGGGCTATGGCGTCTTTTTCTCCCTTCGCGGTTAGCCATTTGTACCGCTGTAGTGGCCCATGGATTACGGCCATTCGTGGGGTTACGCCGCCCCAGCGTTCCTTAGCTAGCTTTTCTACCATGTCCCGAAGCACGTAGCAGTAACGTACGGATTCCGTTAGTACAATGCTGTAATTCTGCGGGGTATGCTCCAGTATGTTTTCGGCTATCATCCTGGCCCGCTTTTCGTCTGTGGTAAGGGCGTCCAGTAAAGCCCGATAGTCTAAGTCCTCGCCGCCTGCGTCTACGTTGTCTATTTCCTTGTTCCGGTCGCTGCCCTGCTCGTAGCGGTAGTCCGTGTAAATAAATCGTACTTCGGGCTTAATTAGCGCCCCGGCGTCGTACAGCCCTTCGCGACCTATCGTATACAGCTTAGGCCCTATTCCCCGGTACATATAAACATCTAGGAAGTCCTTACGTTCTGGCGTGGCCGTTAGTCCTAGCATTTTAGTGGCGGGAAATTGTCCGGCTATGTCGATAAAGGCCGGGGCCGGGAAATGGTGGGCTTCGTCAATGACTACCAGGCCGATAAAGTCCTTAAGCCCCTCTACGATTTTAGGATTAGCTGCCAGGGCCTGTACCAGGGCCACGGTAAGCTTACCGCTGCCGTACTCTACCTTCCCGTCGCCGATTAGTCCGACTTTTCCTACGTCGCTTAGTAGCTCCTGGGCCTTCTTCGCTGTCTGGTAGGCTAAGTCCTGGGTATGTGTTAGCCATAAGGTAGGCGTTCCTAAGTCCTGTACCGCCTTAAGGCCTATTACGGTCTTCCCGCTCCCGGCTGGGGCTACTATGACGCCCCCGGCGCCGCTTGTTATCATAGCCGCTACTGCTGGTATCTGGTAGTCGCGTAGCTTGTACTTATCGTTCCAGCTACCGAAGTTTACCTGGTTAGGGGTAGCCTGGCGGTACGCGGTTACCTTATCCGGGTCTAGGCCCTGCTTACTTAGGATTTCCCGCAGATCGTTAATAAATCCCCTGGGTACGATAATGTCCGGGCCTTCCTGCACGTATAGGGTTAGCTTTCGTTCTATGCCCCATAACGGCTGGCGCTTCTTAATCTTTTCTACAGCCTGTGGGTTATCAATCGTAAGCGCCGCCGTTATTGCTGCCCGTAGTGGGGTAGTCGCCCCCCGTATCCGTATGTTATTACTTACGATAACTTGAATAATAGTCGTTCACCTCCTGTAAGTCGTACAGCCTGTTACTTCCTAACCACGCTGTAGGCAACTGTAGGCAGGCCACGGCGCCCCGCCGTAATTCGTCTAGCTTTATGTGTTGGCGGCCTGCCCTCTTCATAAACTTAATAGCGTCAATTAGCCGTATGCTGAAAGCTGCGTCTATTCCCCGGTCGTCGTTAAGGAAGCTTATGAATACTAGGCCGAAGTTTCGCGCTATTACAGCGTCGAAGTCTATAAGGCCTTCCAGCTGGTTAGGCCGTAAAAACCCTAGTTCGAAGGCTTCCCCGTTAGTCCGTTTAAGTTCTGTTAGTACGTTTACGTCGTTTAGTATGGTTATCGCGTCGGCTGGTCTGGTTCCGCTGCTTTGTCCCTGGCCCTTTCCGCTTTCGATTGTCATACGCCAGCAGTTAGGTACCTGCCGCCAGCTACGGCGTATTTCTTCCTGAAAGTCCGTACCGCGCTGCTGCCGTTCTTTCTGCAGGTTACGCTGGGCTAGCCCCTGGGCTGTTACTTTATCCATAGGCGCTAGTCCTCCACAATAAGGATTATGGCGGGGCCGTATCGGTTGTTACCCTTGTTATCCGCGTAAACTGAGTAAAACGCGTGGGGTAGTATGTCGATACTTTGTACGCCTGGTCGCTTCCTTACTTCCGTTACCAGTTCGCAGGTTTCTAGTACGGCCATGTCTGCGCGTAGGCCCTCTTTAGGTACCAGTTTTCCCAGCAGCTTTACGGCGGCTATTTCCAGCAGGTCGGCGTTACCGGAAAAGCGCGGGGGGCTAGTAAATAACGTAGGGTTTACGCCGTCTAAAGATTTATATAGGCCTTTGTAAGGCCCGTCCTTAATCTTAAGTCCTAGTACTTCCGCTATTTCGTAGTCCACTTTTTTATTCTCCGGTAGTTTTACTTCTCGCATACCTTACCTACCCCCGGCTAGGAAGTTAAGAAGGGCGGCCTGCAGGTTCGCTTTAGCCTGTACCTTGTCGGCGGCTTCCTTAGCCGTGTACCAGCCGTCGGTAGCTCTGAATACGACGACGTCCTGGGCGCCTAACTCCCCGTTAATGAGTGCCAGGGCTTCCCGTTCTGACTTACTAGCCATACGGCGGTATGCGTCGCGTGTTTGGTCATTCGTAAGGTACATCTTTTCCCCGCCTACGACTACAAACTGGTCTTTTCCTACCCCCTGTATCTTACTAAGGGCTTCCGCTTCGGTAAGTTTAACGGACGTTTCCAGCTGGGCCTTTTGCCTAAGCAGGTCGGGCTTAGGCCCGTAGGCTGTTTCCTTAGCTTCTCCTTTCGTTATCAGTTCGTTAATGGATACCTGCAGGTCTACCATAACTTCATCTAGGCGTTCCGGGGATATAATGCGGCTAAATTCGGCTGGTATCTGGCGGTCTGGTACTGGCGTTTTGCTCTCCTGGTACGCCTTAAGCATCGTCCTAAAATCCCCTAAGAAGGTATGCAGCATATCCGGTACGGCGTCGTCTACCGTTATGGTTACTACGGCGTTTTCTGCTCCCGCTGCCTGTAGCTTTAATATCATGCCCTTAATTACATTCATGCCCATAGCCATTTGAGGGTTTAACTCCTTCGCGGTTTCAAGCTCCGTATTTACCTGGCCTAACAAAATATCTAGTTTACTCAATTCGTTTACCCCTTCCCCTTAATCGAATTTTTAGGTACTACCATTAGAAAATTGCCAGCCTTAAACGTATCGTCGTACGCCCGCTGCAGCGTGTAGGCCCCGCATGCTGGGCAGGTTACCCGGCTAGTTAATGGCCCCAGCTGCGTATACTTAAGTTCTTCCAGGTTCCAGCCCTGGCGTATGGCTTCTTCGTGGCCGCATTGCTTACAAGTCCATACCCGTATCTTTACTTTGGCGCTATTCCTCCACGGCGGTCTACCCACTATAACGGCCATCACGCTACCGCCCGCGCTTCGGCTATCTTCTTAAGCGCTACGTCTACTACTTCCTGGTCTATTTCCTCCTGGGCGGCTATGGTTTCGACTATGGCCGTTATATCCAGCAGTACCTTAGCCCCCGTGTTCGTTTTAATTAGGGCTGCGAAGGTATCCATAGCGTAGCTTCGGGCGGCGTCGGCTTCGATTCCGGTACGGTCTAATACTTCGGTACCTACTTTAGCGCACTTTAGCCGTACCAGGGTTATGTCGAAGTCGTTCTTAGCCCTTACGTCGATTACGGCTACCTGTATCGGCCTTTCTAACTCTGACATACTGGCGCTGCTTCGTAGTAAGCTACCTGGATTACAGAATACCTTACCATCGGCCCTGTTAAATACTCCGTATCCAGTATGGCAATGTCCCGTTAGTAGTAGATCCGCTTCCGTCTGAATATCCGTAAGCAATGTAAAGCGGTCGAAAGGCGGTATATGGTCTAGCGCCATAGCGTGTGACGTATGCAGCCTAAACGGTTCCGGGTACCCTTCCAGGCTTTTCAAGTTCTCCGGGCTGTACCCGTAGCCTTCGCGGTCTACCTTGCCACTGTACGGCGTAAACGTAAGATAGATAGGCGGCGCTCCGTCGTTCGGTATGATTATTTCGGCGTCGTCGGGCCTTAGTTTAACGTGTAAGCCCGGTACCATTCGTTCCAGTATGCTTAGGCTGCCGTTCTTGTACGTGTCCAGGTTGTAGCCGCTTAGGTCATGGTTCCCAGCTGTAGTATAAATGGGTACCGGGCTTTCGCTTAGTAGGTCGGCGTACATGTCCTTAACGCTGTCGGCTACTTGGTGGCTGTCGAATATATCCCCGCCGCATACGATAGCTACGGCGCCTACCTGTTCAGCTATACCGAATACTTCCCGTAGTTTCTCCTTCGCCGCGTCTACGTAGCTTCCTACTCGGTTCCTGGGGTTCGTGCCGCGTAGGTGCCAGTCGCCTGTATAGATAAACTTCACAGCCTACCCCCCTTTAGTGCTTCCCGTATTTCCATAGCTTTTTTCCAGGTCTGATTAGTCGGATTAAGTTCTGGTACCCAGCCCCGGCCTTCCCGGTAGTCTGTTTTCCCGGCGTATACTTCCTGGTCTTTCTCGTAGGGTATCCGCTCCCCTGGGCAATCCGTCGTAAGGCTGCCTTCCATTCCCCCACAAACTTTACAAACTCCCAGGCCGCCGTCTACTATGTTGGATTGCCCCCAGCTGTCTGTATCGCTAATGTCTTCGGCGGTGTAATAAACGTGCTGCACTATTCGGCGCCCCCTTCGTCGTCCTCTATTTTGCTAGTCGTGTAGCTGCGGCCCTTCTCCTGGTACAGCTTTACTGCCAGGTCGCTAGACGCCGCCAGCTGGCTACTGTGCGTAATAAGGACTATTTGCCGTTCAAATTTCTGCCCGTATTCGTGTAGGAAGTAGGCTAGTCCTGGCGCTGCCCATTTGTCGATATGCTTACCTACTTCGTCAAAGAATAGCGGCCCCTGCTCCTGCTCCAGCTCAAATATTCCCAGCCGTAGGGCTACCGTTACGACGTCGATAACTCCCCCGCCTTTTCCGTAGTCCGGCGGCTTAAGTTGTACGTGTACCCCTTCAATGTCTACCCAGTATTCGGCTACTGGCTTACCTGCCGCTATGTCTAATACCATCCAGAAACGATAAGGGCGGGCGTAGACGACGTTAAGGGCTGTAGTTACCAGTTCTTCAATTCGGCTTTTTACCTGCTCCCTGGCGTACTCGCTGGTCTTCTGCAGCAGTACCAGTACTTTGTCGTAAACACTTAGGTTATGCTGCGCTTCCAGGCGCCTTAGTACGGCGTCGTCTAGCTGCTGCTGTAGAAGGTCGCGCTTTCCCACCATTACCGCCAGGCGTTCGCCTATTTGCTTAGCGTCTGCGCGGGCCTTGTCTAAGCGATACGTACCGCCTACTACGTGTACCAGTTCTGCTACCATGGTTACGGTACCGCCTGTAGCCTTTGCGGTTACCTTGGCCTGTGTCGTGGCCGTCTTACCTAACTGGCGGCCCCTCATTAAGTCGGATAATCCCATAGGTAGCGCCCCCTTATACTTTCGGTAGCAGCTGTTCGAACTTGTCCAGGGCCATGTCGCGTGCTGCTTCGGTCTGCGCTATTTCCTGCTGGATAGTTTCAGGTGTTACGCCTTCCTTCTCCATATCGGTTACTACTTCGGCCAGCTGCTTTTCTGCGGCTTCCTTCTGCGTTGCGGCTACCGTTTGGGCCTGCTCCGCTTTCTTAAGGTTCATTCTCCCCAGTTCAATACGTTGCTTTGCGTCCAATTCGTTAAACCCCTTTCGTTTTTAATTAGTGATTAGCCCGGAATTCTTCTACGGCGGCTTCGGCTGCCGCTTTACCTTCGGGCGTGTCCGGCTTATACCCCATGCTATAACGCTTACCACAATGCCAGGCCGTACTATGCCATTTCTGGCTAGCCTTATGGAAGTAGACGCCCTTTACGTCGCTGGTACGCGTGTATTCTAGCGGCTGTTCTTCTTCCGGTTCCGGTATTAACATCGGTACACGGGTACCGTCTGGCTGTATCATGTTCAGATTAGCCCGCCGAAGGTCTAAGGTGTTCCCGTTAATCCATTCAAGCTTACAGCCTTTTGGAATATCGAATAGTAGTTTGTGCGCCATATGCTGGCTGCTGGCTTTATCGCTTCGGGCGAAGTAGCAGCCCTGGCGGTCGGTGTAAATTCCCCATTTATCGGCGGCTAAGTCCAGCGCCTTTAAGTCCTGGCTATCTACCAGCAGCGTAAGTACCTGGCCCTTAAACGGTATTTCTACCCCCGTCTTACGGGTATACTCAGTAAACTTGTTTTTCAATGACTACAGCCCCCTTTACCTACGGGCTGGTCGCATAGTGGGCAGCTACCCCCGGCAGCGTCCCAGGCGGCGGCTAGCTCTTTCTGGTAGCGTTCTGCGTCGCCGCTGGCTGTAATCTCGGAAGCCGTGGCCCGTTTTAAGGTCGTAGCCTTTAGGGTATGCCTGCTGGATACTTCGTACAGCCTGGTAAGCTTGTCCTGCAGCTTAATAGCTTCCTGCAGCTGTAGTGCCGCTTCTGGTACGTGGGTAAGTAGTTTCTGGCTGGCCGCTATCTGATCTACGCGCAGCCGCCGTATTTTGTACAGATTTTCGATATTCCATAACTTGTCTGCTTTATCGGTCAGCGCTTCGATAGTACGTAAGTCGTCTACCCGTATATCTAGGTCTATCGTCTTTTCCAGTATTTCGGCTGCCTGTTCTACGTCCTGGGTATATTCCGTACCTAAGAAGGATAACCTAGCTAAGGTATCTAGTTTTACCTGGTTCCCCTCAGCGTCTTCTAGATACGCAATGGTCAGCGGTAGGGCGGCGTATTTCTCTAGCTGGTCTACCCACTGGCCTATACTTTGGTCTAATCTTCCCTTCCTTTCGTAAAGGTCTAGCAGGCGTTCGTATCGCTGCTGGGCCTTTCCTATGTCCTCCATGTCTTTAGCTAGTTCGGGTACGTCGGCTAAGCGGTCTAGTTCCTTTTCGGCGTCTGATACGGCGCCCTGTAGTTCGTAAAGCTTAATGTATAGGGTACTTAGCTTTTCCCCTCTTAGCGTGGCGGTTTCCGCTTCGCTTAGTAGGTATTCGCAGGCCCCGTAAGCTTCCTTAAGCTGTTCTAGGTCTACATACTGCTGCAGGTCTTTTTCCCGTTGCTGGGCGTCCTTGTCGGCTTGCTGCCTGGCTGTCCGGGCGGCGTACTGGTCTTTACTTGTTCCTTTTATCGCCAGGTCTACAGCTTCCGTTCCAGCTAGGGTACCCAGTACCTTAGCCCCCGCGCTGGGCGTTTCACTGACTAGGAAAGGTGCGGCTAGTTGGTACGCGAAATTTAAGTCTGTCTGATAATCCCCGAAGTACTTAGTACGTATTCCCAGCGCTGCCTTTACTTCGTCGGGTACGGCGGCCTGTTCGAATGGCTCCGGTATAGTCGATAGTTTGTACTTCGTCTTTCCCTTCCGGCGCCGGGTCTTCTCCACGGTTACCCCGGTCGAAAGTTCCAGCATTACGTAAGCTTCTTCGGCCTGGTCGATTATTTCCCCGGCTTCGTCCCTCTTTGTGAAAAGGAACTCTTCGCCTTCCGGCTCCCCCAGGGCTACCCAGCGTATGGCCTGTAGTAAGGCCGTCTTACCGCTGTCGTTTTTCCCGGTAATAACATTTAGGCCGATAGGTGTAAGTTTTACGTAAGTATCGACATGACTACGGAAGCCCCGAATACGTACGGCGGTTATACCGATAGCCATACCTTAAGCCCCCTTTGTTAGTGTCTGGTAATTATCTACGACGGTCGCTAAACTGTTTTCCTGGCAGAATATCCGTAGGTCCTTAGCCTTCCATATGCCCATTCTCATACGTTCGCCCCCTTTCTTAGCGTGTCTTATGTTCCACTATGTTCTATTATAGTCCTTATGTTCCATTAGTCAAGCCCCAAATTTACATTATACTCATAATTGAAGAAAAATATTCCTGCGCCTTTAAAATAATAAAAGCCGCCCTGTTTTTACCTGGGCGGCTTGTTGCGAATTATCAATTTTCCGGCAGCATTTTCAAGGTATCATTGGGTGTCAAAATAACGCCTTGCCTTTCGGCAATTAGCAAAAGCTGCCTGAATTTTTCCTCGTAGCTTGATCGCAGTTGTAATACCTTAGACTTGTATTGTTTCTCTAGGCTCTCATTTAGGGCTTGGTTCATACGTAGTCCCAATATGAAATCGTCATAGCTGTTGAGGAACGCGCGGCACTCGACAATCAATCGAGTTTCCTCTTGCAGTTTTAAGCCTTTTACTTTGTCGATTACAGCGTGGCAAAAACTTGGATATGGTGTTACATACATCGCTTTTCCCCGTGCTTGCATCACCCGGTTAAACGCCTGAATCATTTCCCATTGATCAAAACGGTTAAGTTCGCTAAGTTCGGCAATGTATTCCTCTGTGATCTCGTCATATTCGGACTTATCGCCGCCCAGCATCTTGTCTGTAAATAGCTTTTTAAAGTTCAATCGTTTCGCTAAATCAGAATTTACCAATGCCTCATATACCAGATCATGGATTTCTGTTTCACCAATCTGCCACGCGGCCAAGTCCATTACCCACATTTTGTTTTCGTATTCGCTCAATTCTTCAAACTTTTCCTTGAGGGCGCTACCCTTATCCGTGTAATAGTAGTCTTGACCTTCATAACTCACATCGGCGAACATTTCCGACAATATGCCTATCTCCTCGCCCTGAACAACTTCGCATAAAGCATCGTAAATACTGGATGCCGTTGTGTACTTGGGGGTACCATTTTCAAACGGATCATTCATTTAACTACCCCCTTCGTAAATCTGCCGTCTATACCTCTTGGCGGTGTCGTTTCTTCGTAGTCGCCATCTTGTAAAACTAAAAACCCAGCCAGTCCGGCGTCTACCCTTACGCCTACTACTTTTTTACCGAATAGGTCAAACTTACCACCAGTTAATGCCTTAGCCGTTCGTCCGGCATAATCTCCCTTTATGATCTTTATATACATCACGTTACCGCCTTCTTTTTGAGAAGGCCCCGCGCTGGGGGCCTTTTTAACCTTTAGCGGGCTATCGTCGCATACCCACCTATTAGGACACTCGTTACAGCCAGTTTTAGGCGACTTGTTCATTTCGCAGAATGTCACTACATAGCCCCCTTTACTTCGCCCGCCACCATGAAGTCGAATAGTCGGGCCTTAAGTCTCATTACCTCTAGGGCGCTGGCTGTTAATTCTTCCTGGGCTAAAATGTTAGCCTGCTGGTAGTCTGCCTTCTCTTTAAGCAAGCGTGCTACGGCTTCGTCCCGCTCCCTACATTCCTCGATTAAGCGACGTCGCTGTTCTTCGTGGGTAGCCCTGTCCTTCTGCTCGGTAGCTAGCTGCTCGGCTAAGGCTATAGACTTCTTTTCCAGCTTGTTAATGTCTGCAAACCTAGCTTCTAGTTCTTCTAGTGGTCCGTACCCGAAGTCGTTTTCTATCTGCCTTTCGCAGTAGTCCGGTATTCCTTTTAAGATACTTACTAGGTAGCTGTCTTCCGGTAGGCTAGCGTAAAAGTCCTGTATCGCTTTAATTTCTTCGGCCTTGCAGGTTAATGCTAATTTCTTCATAAATTTAAGTACCCCCTTCAAATTTGTTACCTTAACAATACAGGAAAGTAGTATAGAAGTCAATACTTCCATACTACTTATTTTTACCCCGCCCGCTTTCCCTTATTCGTTTCTCGTTCTACTTTCTTCGCGTCCCGCTCGGCTTGCTTAGCCGCTGCTTTCTCTTCTTCTCTGTCCTCTAACCATTCGGCGTCAAGTTTGGCGTACTGGCTGCGCTTCTCCTGTATTACGTCCCTTACTTCCTTCCAGGGCCTGCCATACTTTTCTGCGCTTTCTTGCCAACAGTAGCCCCGGTCTTTTACAGCTGTAGGCGGCGGTACCATGTCCGCGATAAACGCCGGGCAGGTTTTCCCGCTGGGCAGCCGTACGGCGTTTATCGCCCGCCATTTCTCCGGCAACGCGTCGTATAGTTCTTCGGCGTCGTCATAGGGCTTAAAGGCATGGGCGAAGCGCTTAAGTTCGGCCAGTCGTTCCGTCTTGTAGCTCGTTACCTGGGCGCCGCCGTCTAGTAAAGCGTTCGCGGCTTTTCCCATTTGTTCGATACTATGCCCAGTAAATAGGTTTTTTACTCGGTACTTTCGAAATTCTACAGCTGTCCCGCTTAGGTCGCCTTCTATGGCCCCTATGATCTTGTGCGGTTCGTCTATCCATACCATGCAGGGCTTACGGTCTTTCTGCTCGGTATCCGTTCGGCTAAAGGCGTTAAAGTTAATCTTATCCAGCATAAAGCCCAGTATAGTAGGCTGCAGGCCCTGCCAGGCGTCGCCGCTTGCCTGGATACATACTACGTGTCCGTAGCCGCCTTCCGGGTTATCCATTGTACGGCGTATATCCAGCAGCGGCTTACCGTCTTCCTGGCGCTTAGGGGGCTGGAAGAATACATTAGCTAAGAATTGGGTACCACTAAGTACACGAATACGGTTAAGAATAAATTCTATTATTTGGCCTTCCTTCCCGTCGGCAGCCTTAACCTGCAGCGTGTTAAGGTCGCGTACGACGTCTGGCATGCTTTGTACTTCCGGCATCCTTAGTAATTCTACCCGGTAAGCCGGGCTGGTTAGGGCTAGTTCCAGGTCTGAAAAGTCCCATACCTTACGGCGGGTTATTGCCCGCATAGCACTAACGACGTACTGCTTCATGCGGTCGGTAAATTCTCCGGTCGCCGATAGGTTACCGATAAAGCTTATTAGCCTGATGGTTACGCGCTCCTGGATTTCCATAGCGGCTAGTTCTTCGTCGCCTACCGCCCCGAATTCCCGCCCGTAAACATCGTCCCAGCCTAGCGGTATGGGCCAGGCCTTATTATCGTAGTTCAATAAATGCAGCTTTTCTTCCGGGTAGTCTTCCGGTAAACAGTTTACGAAGTTCCGCAGTACCTGGCCGTCGGCGGTATCCATAATTATTACCGTAAAGCCCGCCAGTACCATGTCGTAGGCCCAGGTCGTACCGAAGCCGTCCGTTTTACCGCTGCCCTGCTTTCCCTGCCCGAAGGACGCCGTACATAAAGCGTCGTATACGGCGGCTAGCTTAATATCCCCGAAGGCGTTAGTAGGTATTCTGATTAGCTTACGCGCTCCCCGTTCGGTTACCCAGCCGATTCGTACGCCTGCTTCCTGGGTTAGCTCCGGGCTTATCTGTACTTCCCGCAGCTTCCGGGCCTGTATCTCCGGGAATTCCTCGATAATAGCCCGCCCTGGTAGCTGTAGAAACTTCCCGGCTTCGTCGGTTCCCAGCTTCACGGGCCGCATGCGAATACTTAAAGGCTTCCGCTGTTCTATGGCCGTAAGATACCTGGGCGTCCACTTATCCGGTATTTCGATTATCTCCAGGTCGTTGTCCAGGCTTATGTCCTTCCAGGCGTTCGCCATTGTCCGTACGGCGCTTTTCGCCCTGTCCTTATTCTCACTTTGGGCGGCTACCCGTATCCAGGCCCTTACTACTTCGTCGGCCTGCTTCTTCTTCGACGCTGGGGCCATGTCCTTAAGTATAAGGGCCGCTTCTAGGTACTGGGTATCTTCCCGGCGCCATTTCTTAAGCTTTAACTTTTGTTCCCTGGTTACCGCCCCTATCTCCAGCAGACCGAAGCGCAGACCGTTAAAGAATTCGTGTACCAGCTGCAGTACTTTGTTGCTTACTTTTGAGTTCGGGACGTACCCCTTTTCCAGCTGGGTTACGGCCTTCTTCGCTTCCTTTATCCATACGTAGCGGTCGTAAGGCTCCAGCAGCGTATCGAATATGGCTACGTCGTCACCTTCTAACGTCCGTACGGCGGTTAATAAGCTGGGTAACGGGTAGTTATTGTCCTTATCAGTCGCCAGGCTAAATATGTCGTGCTTACGGTAGCTTAGTTCGCTACATACGGTTAGCTTAGGGTCTAGGCCTGGTAGCTGCTCTACTTCGTTTATGCTTATGTTTTCGTGGTAAACGGCTTCTGCTTTCCTTAAGATTTCCCCGACCCGTTCCCTGGGTACCAACATGTAAAAGCGTATTTCCTTCGGCTTAAGGACTACCCGGAAGTTTACGCGCTGCTGGCTGTCTAAGGTAAGAGCAGCACCTTTCCCCCAGCTGCGAAGTTCCGAAGGCTTCCGGTACCAGTCAGCTATAACCTTCGCTAGGACATAAGCCTGGTTATTCTTTACGCTGGTCGTTGGCGATAGCTCGAAGGTTACGAAGTCGTCCGACGTATGCCTAAATAGTACCCTACCGTTTACTTTTATAATCATACGAAAATAAACCCCCTTAATGCCCAAAATAGTAGCCAGCCCCATACGATATACTTCTTAGGCCATTTAGCCCCGAATTGTAAAAGCCATATACAGACTATGGTACCCACCATTAGCGGGACGTCTAGGTACCCGCCAGCAAAAAGAAAGCCTAGCTTCGTCCATATGGCCGGGCCGAAAAATACAGCCAGGACTACCATAACGATAATAGATACAGGCGTTACAATCATCTTCTTACCCCCTACCACTAGCATAAGTACCACGAATAACACGCCGATAGCTGCCCCGGTCAGTAAATCCGGCCCGCCAGCTGTAGGCTGCGAAGTCTGTACGGCGCTTTCCAGGTAGCGCGTAGGGTCTATCAGCCGCCCGCCCTGGTACGCCTGTAGGTGTAAATGTGGCCCGGTACTGTGCCCGGCGCCTGGCGTTCCAGGCTGCCCGCCGCTTAGTCCTATTTCCGTCCCTTTTATGACGGGCTGCCCCTTTACTACCGATACCTTAGATAAATGCCCGTAGACTACCTGGGTACCGTCTATAAGCCTAACAAATACCCCGTTACCTATATTCTGGTCGCCGTAGTTTACCAGCTTTTCGACTACCCCAGTACCTACGCTTACTAAAGGCGTCCCGGTCGGTATGGCTACATCTACGCCGCTATGCGGTACTTTGTGTACGTTGTCTACGGCCTGGTATCCGGCGGTTATCTTTAGGCCCATAACGCTACCCCCTTACTGTGTTACGGTCGGCGCCTTCGGCGTCATATCCGGCGTCGTAGCTCCCTGTAGCTGGTTCCATACGTCTACCTGTAGGCTGTTCTGCAGCTCTAAGAACACCAGCGGCACCAGCAGGATACCGATGTATCCCAGCACGCCTTTAAGTACGCGGCCTTTCCAGCCTGGGTAATCTAGCTGGGCTTCTACGATTCCCCATATCGTTACGCCCATACCTACCCAAAACGACGCTTTTTGCATAAGCAGTATAAGACGTATACCGCCGTTCATGTTACCCGCAGCCAGCGCCGTACTAGGCTGTATTACCATTAGGATAGTGTAGCCAGCTGCCAGGTACGTCCGGTAGTTCCGTTTAACGTGCGCAGCTACCTTATCCAGGGTAGTAGGTTCTGTTATTTCTAGTACGGCCAGTACTTCCGGCTGGTTCCATATTCTACCGTTTACCCTAACCAGCATTACGGCGCCCCCCTTTCCAAACTATGCCTAGCGTTACTAGGACAAAAAATACGCCCATGTAAACGTCAAAACTAAACATTTTTATCCCCCCTAGTATAGAAATATAGAAGTCGTGACATACTATAATCAAGTTAAACGAAAGGAAGTGTACGACATGCCAGTAGCCGCTTTAATTAAAATCGCTGTCGGTATCGCGCTTATGGCGTACGGCGCCCCCGCCGTATTTCATTTTTAGAATTCCCCCAGCAGGTTATCCAGTTCGGCGTCGATTGCTTCGGCGCCTTTTTGTGTTCTGCCCAGTGTAACGTCTTCTAAAATTAAGCCCGTACTCGCCCCAGCCTGTCGCGTGTCGTGTTCTAGGGGTCTTTTTAGTATATCTGTACCCCCCAGGCTAAAATAAAACCTTAAAGCCGCCCTTATGACGTCGCTACGGTCGTTAAGTTTGTCGGATTCCTCCAGGGCGGCTTTAATATCGTCGTCCTTCCCCTTCCGAAGTTCAGCCATTACCTTTAGCCGCTTACGCTGCCCCATAGCTTAGCCCCTGCCTTTCTGTGTGGTAGCCGTACTATTCCGTCGTCGTGGGTACCCCATAACCGGGCCGCTATCTTTAGGTAGCCCCGTACATTCGCCGCCTGGGGGTCTGGTAACATCAATAGATTAGGCAGCGTTAAGTATTCCCGAATACGCAGCCCTGTACCGCCTACCAGCAGGTACATGTCGTAGCGCTTATTTAGGCTTTCTACTTCCAGCTCTATTTGTCCGGCCAGGGCTTTAAATGCTTTGGAGAAAAGCGGCTTAATGTCGTAGCCCCGGTAGTCGCCCTTTTCGTAAATGGCGTCCATGTCATACCTAGCCGGGGCGTTCCCGGTCTTCTCCCGTAGGTAATCCTGGATAAGTTTATAGGCGGCGTCTGCTCCTAGCCCCGGCGGGCTACAGCGCTCCTTGCCGATTTCCATACCTTCGATAGGCAGCAGACCCAAGGTAAAGTAACCAGGGTCTACGACTAAGATACTTTTCCGGGCTTCTCCTTTATCGACTACCTGGCCCCGGCTGTCTAGCAGGTAATCCATAGCGGCCCCTAAATGCTGGGGTACTATTTTTACGTTCTCTATTTGCGGGCTACAGTCTACCACGCGGCGGCCTACCTCCAGCTGGTAAGGCACCCGGTCTAGTTTACCGATCATGTCCCGGAAGTCCCCGCGCTGGCTGTGGTAGAAGTCGATAGGTAGCCCGGTTACCAGGTTTACGGATTCTTCCGGGGCTGTCATTCCCAGCGCTACCTTAAGCAGTACTTTGGTAGTCCAGGTTTCGGGCTTACTTTCCTTCGTCCCGGCGTACCGTACGTCGCTATGGCGTAGGGCTAGGTCGCCTACGAAGTATTTACCGTTATAGATAATGTCAGTAGCCCGTCTGGATTCTTCGAATAGCTGCTTAGGTTCTCCTAATACGCTGGGCTGTTTAAAGGCTTCTTCCTGGCCTTCTACTATGGCCTTCGTCCATCCGTAGCCTATGTCGGCGGCTGCGTTTTTCATGGTTGCGCCCTCCTTTTTTCTCTTGGTGTTACATTGTATTCCCTTGCCTGCCCGTCCTATTCCTAGCGACAAAAAGAAAAAGGCCCCGGCATTTCTGCCAGGGTTCCTTAATTTTTTATTACTAAAAGGCTTTTAAGTTCTCGCTGCTTACCGGGTAGGTAAAAGCTTTGTCCAGATTCGCACAGCCGATTATTTAAGTCGTGCCATTTCTCCCATAGCTCACGCTGTCGTTTGGCGAAAGACTTCGCTAGTTCGTCGTCCCAGCCCAGCGCGTCACTCCATAGCCTGCGTAGTTCGGTTATCTGACTTTCTAGCAGCGACTGTAATAGAAATACTTCGCTCCAGGACATGGCAAACGGTACGGGCTGGTCATTCATGGGCGCCGCCCCCAAATAGTGAGTAGGCGGCGATACATTGGTCTAGTGTCCACTCTTCCCTTATGGTTACGGCTAGCTGGCAGGCGTCAGCGTCGCATAGTATTTCTACAGCGTACATTCGCTACCCCCCTTTACGTAGCCGTGCTTAGCGGCCTGTTCTACAGCTGCTTCGTATGTCTTAGCTACCCCGGCGTGAAGTTTTCCGGTTACGTCCCGGTAGTTCCATTCGACTAGCCGCTTTCTTTGTACCCGATTAGAATAGGCTTCCGTTACAAGTTCCCCCGGTTTAATGTTGCCTGGTATTATCAATTTAAAGCCCCCTTCAAATAGTTGATACCCGTATTTTACGCCGTAGTAGTACAGAAGTCAAGATATAATTACTACTTTAGTTAAAAATATAGGCCCCGTCTAAAGGGCCATACTTTGGCTATCTCGCTGTACTGCTTGCTGCGCTGTGCTATACAGCATATGCGCGACTTTTCGAAATAATGCCAGTACTTAGTAAATTCTTTCCGGCGCTTCGCCTAAAAGTTCCAGCAGCTGCCCAGCCTTAGCCATTTCTTCCGGGTTAGCTTTCGCGTAGACTTCCAGCATCTTGTTAATAAGCTCCCGCTGGCCGCCTAAGTGCTGTACTTTCGCCAGGGCTTCCAGCTTCTTCTTAGTCCCTGGTTCCAGCTTTGTAGAATAAGCTTCCAGTACTTCGCCATCGTTTACCCTGTTTCCCTTAGCCATCGTGGTACCTCCTATCTTTTTAAACTCTATTATAGTCCGTACTAGGTATTATATCAAGACTTCTTTATTTTTATACTACCTCAAATAAAAATATATAAAACCAAAAATTTTAGAGGGGGTAGTTTTCTAAATCCCTGCCCCGGATAAGACAGGAAAATAAAACTACCCCCCTAAGAAAAAAGAACACTTATATATTATTAAATAAATTATATAGATATAGTTATTATATATATCTATAGTTCATTACTTATAAATATATAATACATAGTATTATATCCAGCTGTTTAACTTCGTAAGCTCCGCAGGGCTGCAACGCACCGTAAGCCTATAACTTCTTCCGTCTTCCTCCAGCTCTAATACAGCTGTAGAATTGTCCTGTTTACGCCCGCCTAATGCCGCGCCAGCTAGTAAACCCCAGCCACCCGTAAGGAAGCCCCCAGCGATAGCTCCGGCGGCGGCCTTTCCTGCGCTCCTGGTTTCTTTTTCCTCCCAGTCGATACCTACTACGGAGAATTCCTTACAGACTTTAAGGGTTACGTTAAACAGTAGTTTCCCCGGCGTCTTACCCTTTGATACGGTTACCTTCTTGCCGCTTACCAGCGCGTTACCAGCCACTATTTCCAGCGTTACTTTCTCTGCCATGACCTATTACCTCCTTGTTTTTAGTTACTTCATGTTATGCAGTAGTTTACGCCGTAGAAGTATAGAAGTCAAGAAATTTATACTACTTAGGGTAAATAAAAAAGTGCCAGGCCCGAAGGCCTGGCTAACTGTGTGGGGTAAAAACGCTGGGCTAGCGGTACGCCCTACTAGCCCAGCGTTTCCTTACTTTGTACGGCGGCTGGCTGCTCCGTTTGTTCCGGTACTACGTCCGTGTCTGGCGTCTGCATAGCGGCTTTACCCATGCCGTAAATACCCGCATACAGTACGCTGGCTTCTATGCCGCTTTTGGCCGCTTCGGTCACCGCCGTACCAGTCCAGCCGCTACCAAAAAATCCGTTATTAAGCACCTGCAGCCCGCAGCCTACGGCCAGGATAATAAACGGCAGTATCTTTTTGCCCATGCCTTTATGATTCTTGTATGCGTTAAAGTTTTTAACCACTTCTACGGCGGTTACGGTCATGCCCATGACTACTACAGTGTCTAACATTAGCGTATTCCCCTTTCTACTTACTACCTGTTAGCCAAGCTTTAATATCCGGGCCTACGTCCTGGCCTATGGCCGTCAGGATTACAATAGCTGTAATAACCACGCCCACGGTTATAGCTCTCTGCCCTACGGCTGTCTGCCAAAATTTTTCTGATTGCCTAAGCTGTTCTTGCTCCCTTAAATGGGCTACACGGGCGTCTTCCAGGTCGCTTACCCGTTTGTCGATACCCTCCAGCGTTCTAGTCTGTGCTGCCTGGGTATTGGTCTGCATTTCCTGGATAATCGTAAGCCGTACTATAGCTTCCTTAACGTCGTGTACGCTTTCGGAATGGCTGTTCATGCGTTTTTCGCCTACAGATAATTGCTTGTCTATGTTCTTGTGCTTTTCCTCGCATAGCTTAGGTTCTACGGCGTCTGCCATTACGCGGCCCCCTTTCGTAACTTCTTACCCGTTAGGCGCGGGGTTGCTCATAGTAAAAGCCGCTAGCTACGGGGGTAGGCTAGCGGCTTTATTCCTCATGGTTTCGGCAAAGCTTTATGGTACTTAGTAGCTTAGCCTTAAAACGATAACAGTCTACGTGTTTCATAATCCCCAGGTAAGACGCTAAGGACGCTTTGAACTTCGCCAGCGGTAATTCTCCCCTGTTGTACTGCCGGGCTAAAAGGGCCAGTCGTCGTTTTATCTTTAAAGACGCGGGCTTACGTATCTTTCTGTGGGTACCCCATATCTGTTGGCCTACGAAGTGTACACCCAGGCTTACGGGCCTAATCGTAGTCTTATTGTTAAGCTCCAGGCGTAGTTGTTCATTTAGGTACCGGGATATGTCAAATTTTACTTGATGTAAATGCTGCTTAGACGGGTGTAGAATAATGATGTCGTCCATGTACCTAATGTAATGCTTTATCCGTAAGACGTGCTTAACGTACTGGTCTAGCTCATTTAGGTATATGTTCGCGAACATTTGCGAAGTTAGGTTACCTATCGGCATGCCCTTATCAGATATTCGCTTATCTGTATCCAGGGTACCTCCGGTAGGTAGTCCGAACTTCGTATTTTCACTGTTTATGATCTTTTTAAGCAGCCGTAGCAGGTCTTTGTCTTTAATCTTCCGGGAGATAATCCGCATTATTACGGCGTGATCTACTCGGTAAAAGTACTTCGCTACGTCCAGCTTAAGGTAGTACCACTTCTCAGGCTTTCGCGTTATTGTCCTGAGCCAGCTGTAAAGTTTGGCCGCCGCTGCATGGGTACCTTTCCCTACCCGGCAGGCATAGCTGTGATGGATAAACGTCTTTTCAAATATAGGATTTAGTACTCGGTAGATCGCCCATTGTACAACTCTGTCCCGGAATGGTAGGGCCATAACTAGCCGCCGTTTTGGTTCCGTAACATAGAATTCCCGATAGCGCCCCACCTGGTAGGTTTCGTAAATAAGCTCGTTCTGCAGCTGTATAAGGTTCTCTTCTAGGTTCGCCGTAAACCTTAGTACTTCTCCACGGTACCGCTTACCCTTCCTAGCTGCTATGTATGCTGCGTACAGGTTGTCAAAGCTGTAGATTTGCGCGAATAAGTCAGTTACACGTTTCATCATTTCTCCAGTCATTAAAATAGGCGCTTTACAGCGTTCGGTAATTCCCTACTAGACTGTATACGCCGTAAGTTTTATTTTTTACCTTTCGGTAGGGATACATTCCCCTTTACCTCGGTTGCCTGGAAGCTGCCCCGTAAGGAAGCCACTACTGGCGGGTATTTTGAGGTAGAGCGCACCGGAACCCAATGTTCGTGTTCACATTCGTGCGCGGGTTGTTCAAGTTCAAGTTGAACACGCCAGCGTTCGTAGTGTTGTTCCAGTTGCCGCCACGATTCGGCAGTTAATAAGGACTGTACCCCATATGGATTACTGCTTAATACTTTTTATCCAGCCGCCCACCATACGGCCTAACTCGTTCAATAGTTTGGCCCAGTTCTCGTACTTGTTCATAGCTAAATAACGCGTGTTTTGGTCGGCTGCTAAACGGATAAACGTACGTAATGTGTCTAGTTCTACGTCAATTTCCTGTATTGTAGTCTTTTTGTAGTAGTGCTTGTTCGCCGATATGATAAGTCGAAGCAAGCTATACATAGAACGCTTAATATCCGAAGCAAGCGCGTACTTTTCAGACTTAGGAAATTGTTTCAAGCAAAGGCTACCGTAGATTATCATGTCGTAGGTCTTCTGTAGTATCTTAAATTCTTCCATTACCGTAGCCTTTCGTTACCGCAATTTTTGGGGAGGGGTTCGCTATCGCTCACCCCCGCAGATATTCAGTTTATCAGATAACAGTTAACCAACGTAAGCGCACCGGAACCCAAGGATCGTGTTCACAATCGTGCGCGGGGTGTTCAAGTTCAAGTGGAACACGCCAGCGCTCGTAGTGTAGTTCCAGTAGCCGCCACGATACGGCAGCCGTTCTAAGCCTGCCCCGTTGTTCATATAGAGGGAGTCGCCGCCGTGCGCGTTGTCTACAGGGTGCAAAGCAAGCGCCTTCATAATTTCAGGTACGACTACCGTAGCTTCTGCCGTAGTAGTTTCAAACGTGTTAGTACGGCTAGCGTCTGCCTGTACCGTGATCGCTTTGGCTAGCTGGATTTTAGCAGCTACGAAGTCCCATTTTAAGGTATCAATAGTTCCAGGTTCAACGTAGGCCCCGTCAGCCGCGGCCAGCGCTTTCCACTCAGCAGAGATAGCGCTTTGGTCCTTAAGGTTGTCAGCCGCGTTATTGTCGCGCAGTACTTGAATTTCCCCGGCTTGTAAGCGTAGGCCGCCTACCCATTCGTTCACATTTCCATTAAGGTCAAATATACCTTCGTTGCTATTGTCGTGTGCCCAGGACTTCGGACCGCTTCCAGTAGCTACCGCGTTGGTCTGGCCCGCTGAATTGGTCATCATCTTACCTTTTTCCCAGGCTGCCCCGATGTCGGCGCCGTAGTTATTGTTACCGCGTGGCATGAAGTCGTTTTTCTTGCACCACAGGGCGATAGCTGCCCATTCCGCATTGGTCATAAGGTGCCAGCCGACGCCCTTATTCTTGCTGTAGGTTAGGGCGTTGTCGAAGGTCAAAGACGCGGCGGGATTTTGTGAAGGGATAGAGTACGCCCGGCTATCACTTACGATGTTTTGATATTTACTTACGTAGATAACGTCTTTCGTTACCCCGTTTACGATAAATGCAGGGTGCGGCGTGTTCGCTCCCCCGGTTATTACGTCTGAAATGTTAAACCTGGGTATCGCTACCATGATCGAAGGGTTACCCTTATCGTCGTACATTACCGTGTTCTTTCCTCCGGTAGCAGCTTCTACGGCCTGCCTGTAAGTGTCTTTAATGCTAAATACAAATGCCATTATTCGATACCTCCGTTGTCAGTTACTGCGGCTGTTTCTGGTAGGCCCCAAAGGTGTACTACTACGTTGTTCATGTCTAGGGGCATAGTTACCAGCGTCATGATGGGCGTTCCATCAGCGTCCAGCTGGTCGGTTTCGTGAAGTTCCTGCTCTACGGGCGGTAGGGTTACATGGGCTACGTACCAGCTTCCTACGCCTTCGGCTAGCTTCGTGTAATCCCGGCCTAATGACACGTCAATCTTAGTTAGTACGTCGGTCTGTTTGGGCTGTAAGTCCATAGTCAGGCTGTCTACGCCCGGTACTTCTACGGTAAGCACAGTCCCGTTTAAGCTACACACAGCTTTAGGCCCACCGTTTACATTTTGAATAATCATGCTTTTACCCTCCCCTTATTTTACGTTCGGATTTACGATAGTCCACATAAAAGTAACGCTGGTAGCGCTGCCCGTACACTGTACTTTAAACCCGTTTTGGGCTTTTTCGAACGCCGTAAGCATCCCTACTTTTCCTAAGTCGTCAGCGCTTAGTACTTCCAGGACTACTTCGTAGTTCGGCGAATTAAGTAGGCTGTAGGCTGTAGCTGGTAAGCTTACCAGTACGTAAGGATACGCCGTATTGAAGTAGGTACCGCCAGCGCTACTAATAGTCGCTTGCCCCTGTAGTAATCGCTGGTTATACAGGGCCTTGTTTTCGTTCTGCAGCGCCGCTATTGCTTGTAGGGCTACTACCAGCATGCCGCCGATATAGTCATGGGAAAAGTCTATGCCGTCTTCCATGCGGTTAAGGTTCAGCGCCGATACGGGCGTACCTTGTTGTACGATAACATCGAACTGATCTACTATGTGATCTTGCCATAATAACGGCGTGTAGTCTGCCATAGTTTACACCTCACTTATTGTAAAATTGAATATCACCAGAAGCCCTTTAAGCGCGGGCTTTATGACGTTATCCGGCCTATCGGCTAATACCGTAGCGTCATATCCCACCAGCTGGAATTTGGTTATCGTACCGTTTACGCTGTCGTCCAGGTAAAGCCTTACGGTAAGCTTATTCCCGACGACTTCCGTATTTAGTACGGCGACGTCTTTCGTTACGCCCCCTATCGTGTAGGTACCTTTGGCTATCAGATTCTTAATAGCTGTAGCCATACTGGTTAGGCCATTCGCGGTTATCATATTGTCACACCCCCACTATAAACCGTGTTGCAGTAAACTAGGCTTTGTTCTACCGCCGTTTCTTCGGTACCTGCACTTATACCGCTATCCACCTGCCGCCCGTCTACAGCTACATAAGGCAGCGTACCGCTGTAAGGTAAGTCCTGGGCTACCGTTAATTCTTCGGTAGTCATATTACTAGCGCTCACATACTGCATTCCCCCTGTCACTACATAAGGATACGTACCGCCGTAGAATAATTCGCTAGCTACCTGCATATCCTGTACTACAGGTATTACTTCCGGGCTTATCTCTAAGGCACTTGTATACTGCCACCCGTCTACAGCTACGAAGGGCTGGGTACCGCAGTAGTCTAAGTCCTGGGATACGGTTAACTCTTCGCTGCTAATAGGTAAGCTGCTGGCGTACTGCTGGCCTAGTACGGCGATACTTGGATAGGTACCTGTTAAAAAAGCCGCCGTAAAAGGTATGTCGTACACATACCTGGCGTAGTCTGAGGTTATAGAAGCCCCGAAGTTTACGTAGTATTCAAACTTGTATTCTACGCCTAAATGGGCATGGACTAAGTTTTCTACGGCGTCCTGGTAGGCTTCCAGAAATGGCGGTATGCCCTGCATAAAAGTTACGGTAACCAGGAACGCCGCTGGGTTAATAGCTACCCGTATGGTCTGTCCGTAACCCTGTGCCAGGGAGTGCAGCAGCTTAGCGCTAAAGTTTCCTTCTCCGATAAGCTTAGCGATAACGCGGCCCCGGCGTTCTTCGTAGCTATCGCTTTCCTTTACGGGTATGCCTAGACCACCTTCCCAGTACCTAAGTCCCCAGGTAGCAGTCGTAGCGTACAGCTGGTTCTGCAGGTCGGCGTCGCTTACTTCCTGTAGGTCGTAATCCTGGGCTACGGCGTCCTGTATCCCCTCAAATACGGCGCTTTCCTCGTAGTAGTCCGGGGAACTTTCTATCATTCTTACGGTACGTACACTCGTCATTTAAAACGTCACCGTCCCCAAAATAGCCACTTCATAGGGTACTAGCGGTATGTTTACGCCCCCAGTGTTTAGGGTAAGGTCGCTGTAGTCTTCCACGCCTGGGGTAGTACTTAGCAGCGCCCCTACTTTGTTGTACGCCACCGGGTAGAGGTTTCCAGTATTCGGGTCAGTCTCGAAAACTATGCTTTTTAAGTACGCGGTTAGCGCCGTTTCGAAGGCCGCCTTAACTACCGCCGCGTCAGCGCCTACGCTATAGCTTAAAGTAGCTATAATATCTATGGGTTTCGACGTAGCCGATTCTACCGTAACAGACGCGCCGCAGGGGGCTTTACCGTAGCCTAGCCCCTGGTATGCTAGCGGGTCTATATAGTCCTGCGTCTGCCCTACTAAGACTTCGCTGGCTGGTTCGTAAGCGTCGTCTACAATGATTAACTTTACTGTACCGTTACCATCCCAGCGGGGAATACATAGCGCCTTACCTACTCCGTTTACGTTGTCCTGTACCCAGCGTACGTAGTCGTTTTTATTACCCCCAGTGTCCGGGTTCTGGCGCTTAAAATCAAGGCGTTCCCAAGCTTCCAGGTCGGTTTCCTGGTCACGGGCGGCTATCGTAGTTCCGGTATCGGTTATACTCTTTATGCCTGGAATAGGCGGCCTAAGAATAAACTGACTGCCTGCCGCTATGTTACCAATTGTACCCAGCGTTTGGCATGTCAAGGGTAGGTCTAGGGTTGTAGTATCTACCCCGAATATTACCTCTACGTCTGTCTTGTACTCCAGGGGGTTTCCTTCCGTATCTAACACAACCGTAGTCAGTGTATAGTCTTTCGATATCCTTACCCCCGGTTCGCCAACGACTGTAAGGCTGCGCTGGTTAGCCGTGGCTAGCTCCCTCGTTAGTCCAGCGTCTGCCAGGGCTAAGTCCATATACTCATCTTCCGCGTATTGGGAAAAGGCATTTTTTAGTATATAGTCCTGGTTAATTTGCAGCTGCTTTATTTCCAGGGGCGAAGGCGCTACCGCGTCGTGAATAAAGTCGCCCGGTTCTTTTCTCCATTCGTCAGATATCCGCGCTAACATTCGTTCTCTTATCACGGTTTCTGTTTCCTCAAATACTGGTACAAACGTAGGCCTGCTACCCATCTACTGCCACCCCCTCTACGCTTACATTATCGTATATGGTCTTTACGTTGTACTTAACGAAGTCTTTTAGAACGCCGTCCGTATCCCGTTCTTTATAAACTTCTATGTCTGTTACGTCTTCTACCCAGGCGTCGAATATAAGCGCTTCCCGTACGGCTCTTTTTATCTCACTTATCCTTACTTCGTCGCTTATGTCCTGCCGTACGGCTATATCGTGTACGTCGCTTCCGTACTTATGGTTTAGGGTCGGGTTTTCGACGTCAGCATATATCAAGAAAATTCCCCGTCTAGTCTGCTGGGCTTTTATAATTACCTGCTCTACTGCTTTACTTCCAGTGGCTAGGACTACGCCGCCCTGAAAGTCCGCTAAGAATTCGCCGTTAGCCCAGTCGAAAACGGGCGTTTTGCGCTTATCCGTTGCCATCTATCCCACCCCCTAACTATACAATTCCAGAATAGCGTACTTTACCTTACTTGCTGCAGCGTCCCAATACGGGGCTATGCTAACGGTATCCCCAGCCTTTAGGGGCCGTATGTCGTCGCTTAGTAGGTAGGCGTCGCTTTGTTTACCCGTGTAGCTGTCACTATACACGCTGCTAGCACTGCCTACGGCAAAGTACGGCGGTATTAGCAGGTCGTCAGCTCCGTAAGTCTTATCCACACCCGCTACGTTTAAGCTGGTAGCCCCGGCCATAGTCGCTAGGGTAATACCGCCATTTATTTTCTGCAGTACGCCCCAGCGCTGGCTAGCTTCCTTGTCTAATAACGGATAGGCTAGTAGCCTGTCGCCTTTTTTTAATGGGTAGAAGTCTACCGGGACTTCGAATATCCCTAAGTCGATAGCCTGCGCCGTTCCCTCAAAGGTAAACGTAATGGGGGCTGGGTCTGTCGTTTCAACCTTGATAATCTTTAGCCCCGTTTGGTTACCTGGGCCGCGTATAACCTTAAGTAAGTCTACGCTTTTATCTGTCTTTTCCAGTTTCCAGCCCTCCTTACAGTCCGTACTTAGTTATCAGTTCGTCTACAGCGGCACTATGCGGCGCGTTTTCCTGTACCCCAGTCCCGGCCTTTGTTTTCGCCGTAGCGCTTTTGGTAGCCGGGTCTGTCGTCGCGTCCTCGTACTGAATTACTGGAATGTCCGGCGCTTCCTGTATATCCATGGCTAGGGTTACTAGGTTGTCACTTAGAAAGGTCTGCGTAACATTTAGGATATGATAGGCCCCGATAAGCTGCGTAACGCTTTCTTCGACATAAATCACGTCGCCGCTGTAAAGCTGGGGCATAGCTTGGTACGGATTAGTACCCTCTATGCTCATAGTAGCCTTAACAACAGATAGCTTATCTAGCAGCGTTTGGGCTTTCGCGTCCATCGTATCGGCGGCGTCCTTGTCTACTTCTTCGAAATGTACCAAGTTGCCGAAGCTTTTTATGGCTTCTGTATTTACTTTCGTTACGGTCTTCCCGGTTTCCCGGTTTACTAGACGTACTACGGTCGCCGTTTCCTCTATGCTGGCTTCATAATTAGCCGCCGTAAGGTTTACGCCTACCTGGAAGGCCCATATTTCCGTAGGCACAATTCGCGGGAATACTTGTAAGCCGAAATGCTCCGTACCTGGTTCAAAACGGTACCAGTACTTTTCCCCGCTAGCCTGGTACGTCCTGGCTAGTAGATCAATAGCTACCTTATCGGCTTCCGCGTTTTGGTAGTAAAGGGCTGGGAATACTACGTTAGTCCCGGCGATAGGCCCTACAGCTATGCCTACCTGCGCGGCCAGGTAAAGAAAGCCCTGGGTAGCCGTCATGTTCTTAATGTAATAGTCGCCGGGCGCCTTCTTCATAAAGTACAGTGGGTCGTACGCCGTATAGCTGAATTCTCCAGCGTCCGTAATGCCTTTCTTGAAGATGAAGCCGAAAAACCAGCGTTTTCCAGCGTACCATAATTCGATAGGCTGCCCTAAATAATTCTCTAGGCCGTCTACTTTTTTTACGGTAAACGCTAGACTTCGGCATACTCCGTTAAGCTGGTCTGATATGCTAGGCGGCCCCGATAAAACGCCCCGTAAGCTTTGACTGTTAAGCTGTATGTCTAGCGTCATGGTAACGTATACACCTGGCCGGGGAATATCAGATTAGGGTTACTGCCTATAACGCTAACATTAGCGTCGTAGATAGTGTGCCAGTCGCTGTACCCGTTAGCCTTAGCTATGCGGCTTAAGCAATCGCCGGACTTTACGGTATACGTTTTAGTAGGGGCTGGTTCAGGCGCCGGGGCTGGCGGCCTTTGTTCCGGGGTCGGCTTACTTGATACCGCGATAGCTGCCGTCGCTATCTTCTTAATAGCTACGGTCTTTATTTCTGTGAAGGATACCTGGTAGTAAATATCTCCTTCAAAGCCTTTAAGTGTCCAGGTAAACGTTTTTAGGTACATGGGTTTATTTATGCCAGCCGCCGGACATACTAGCTGTAGTTTCGTTCCGGCATCCTTCCAGGCTTTCAGCTTATCCTTATACGCCGTAGGCTTAAGTAATGACCGGGTAGCGCAGTAAGACGGATCGTAACGGGCTGGGAAAAAGGAACTCCAGCCCAGCGTATCCAGGTCTACACCATTCGGATAATCTACGTTACCCAGGTTAATAATTTTTACGGTATCCGCTAGGGCGTCGCCTTCTTTGTACTCCAGGATTTCCGGTACTACTGGAATACGTAGGTAAGCGCCCGTATCACTGTTTCGTATGGTAATATCGACGTTTACCCCTCGTATCATAGTAATACCCCCATATCTGCGCTGCCTAAGATGTCCGCAGCTCCGGTAAGTTTATCATGTAGCTTGTCTATTATGACGTTGGCTAGTTTTTCTTCGTCCATGTCTTTAGTGCCGTGTACGGTTAGGCTGTCAAAAAGTTTGCCTATGGATATTTTACGGCTGGGTTCTTTAGTAGTTCGTGCGCTGTCGATATTTCGAACGTCCGAAGCAGCCAGCGTACGCCCTGTATCACTAAATCCGGTACCCGGTAACCATTTCGACATTCCAGGCAAGCCGGGTACACCAGCAGCACCGGACATTCCAGGCAAGCCGGGTACACCAGCAGCACCGGACATTCCAGGCAAGCCGGGTACACCAGCAGCA